ATGAAAACACCGATGTCCTATTCACTCCGATTCAGATTTCGTAAAAATTACAAAGCCGGTCGGCAGCAGCTGATCTGCCGGCTGCGCGTAAACGGCGTGGTGGCCACTGATTACGGTTCAGACGTTCGGGTGCCTGCTGAACACTTCGACATAAAAGCGCAGCAGGTACTCCCCTACCCGGTCGGCAAGCCTGATTCGAAAGAGCGGCTAACGATGGAGTCGGTACGTAAGTACAATTCCCAGATTGCCACGGTACTGGCTCAGCACGAGGAAATTTATAATTTTCAGTCATCGCTTCGTTATGACTCCGGCAAACGCTACCGGCCCAGCGCTGAATCCATTAAACGGCAATGGCTATTCGACGAAGAGCCGCCCATGCGGGAAGGTCCACCGCCGATCAAGCTGCTCGACGCCTACCGGGAATGGCTGGCCGATCCTGACACCCGCGACGGGAAAGACGAAGCGACACTCAATCATTACTTCTACGGGCTGCATTATCTGGAAATGCACCTAAGAACCATCGATAAGCCCGATCTGGAAGTATTAGGATTAACGCCTGGTTGGGGGCTCACTTATCACAAAGCGATTCAGGCCTACTTTGCCGAAGAGAATCCAAACAAATCCTTTTCACCGGGCCGGGCTACCCGCTACGTTCGCCTACTTAGTAAAGCCCTCGACCGGCTTATATTATTAGATCGACTGCTTTACAATCCCTTCGCCAGTCTAAAACTACCCCGCCACAAGGATAAGCCCATTCGCTACCTGAATGAAGTACAGATCACAAAACTGTGGTTGCTGGATTTGATCGATACGGCCAATGTCGTGCGTAATTGGGCGCTACTGTGTTGCTATACTGGACTTGATTACGCTGACGCCGTGAAAGTCGCTCAAAGTCCAGAAGAGTTTATGATGCTTACCGAGGCCGGGCCGAAACTAGTTTATCAGCGTTTGAAAGCAGGAGAGCAGGATTGGGGTGAATGCCACATTCCGCTTTTATACGAAGCCGAAACGCTACTGGGTCAGGCTGGCGACTGGCCAGTACTGGAAAACCAGACCATGAATCGTTACCTGCACATGTTCGAGGGGTTGATCGGCTGCAAACATAGCATTACGACTAAAATGCTTCGAAAAACGGCCGGTGCCGTATTTCTGCTCAGGGGCGTTCGGGTGCAGGCCGTTCAGAAAATCTTAGGTCATAAGTTCATTACCACGACCCAGAAACACTACATTAAAATATTGCCATCCGTGGTTGACGAAGATATGCACAAGCTATTCAAGAACACACCCATGGAATTACCCAGGCCGAGTAAAACGTATTACCCGATGCCCGGTAAAAAGCAGTCTCCAGATCAGCAAGCCCCTAATCCATAAATGACCGTCCTTGTCTATTATCAAGAACAGATTATTTACCTCTATCAGGTCGTAGCTACTCGTTACGGCCTGATGGCTGGTGATACGCTGACGGCAGATAACTGGAAACAGATCGTCAGTGATAATGCGCAGCACTACGCAAGGCTGAATACCATTTCGGCGAATTAACCTCCCCTCCCCCCGTATTTCCCTGAATTCTAGTCAACAGTATTTGAAAATTAATTTTCTAATATTGTTGCAATATTGTCTAATACTGTTGTAAGTTTGCTCTTAGTAATAACCCCGCTTCCAACGGGAAAACCTAAGAACAAAATGCCAGAACAAACAACCCCCAGACTCGACCGCCCGGTCGATCTGCTCAAACGACACCTCGTCGATTGGCAGAAACTCAAAAACGCGCTGAATGCGCTCGACGAGCAAACGCACCAGACCTATCTGGATCACCAGTACTGCGAAGCGGAAATCACCGAAGTCGAATCGAAAATCGCTGGATTTACATGGTAGCCCGGTCGCAGGTAATGATACTGGCGCATGCACTCCGGAAAGAGGGGGAGACCTTTTCCAGCGCACAAAAACGGGCTTGGGTAACGATTCGGCTAAAAGCTGAAATGATCGTCAAACCCGTCAGTTTCTTCTACCGCAAAAAAGACGGCAGTGAACGGATGGCCGTGGGCTACTTCGGTGCAGCACCGGCCACGAAAGGCGCTGACAAGCCCGGCTCTCCTTTAGTCATCAAGTACTTCGATACACTCGCTAACGACTGGCGCTCATTCCGCGCTGATCGGCTCATTCTCAATTAATCTGACTTATGCCTACTACAATTTTCACCGGCCACACGCTCAACCTGACAGATATCGTCAGCGTCGGCCCAGTCATGCAACTCAGAAAATACGATGGATATGCTTCTACCCGGCGCACACTATTCATTGAAATCTTCTGTAAACACGGCGTCACGTTAAAGCATGATGCTTACGTGCAGAATGTTTTTAGCCAACCCACTCAGGAAGAGTACGATGATTGGGATAAGCAGTTTCAGGCACTTACTGACAAACGCTTTGAACTAATTGAGCAATGGGGGCAAGCGCTGGAACTGTCTATCTAATTCACCTGGCTACGCCGATGGCTCACGCTAAACATTATATCGGGTATGCTCAGGATGTGTTGGCCCGGTTAGCGGAACACCGAGCCGGAACAGGAGCCCGGCTGTTGGCGGTCGCTGGTCAGCGCGGCATCGGCTTCGAACTTGTCAGGATGTGGCCCGGTGATCGCACGTTTGAGCGAAAAATGAAGAACCGGAAGAACGCCCCCCGTTACTGTCCGATCTGCAATCCTGGCGTTTGCAAAATCTAACCCTTTCACCCGATCGGGGCCGTGTTGCTCCGACCATAAACCAATTTCATCATGCCAAAACCAACATTAGACATTCTGGCCTCGCCGATCAAGCCGGAAGAAATCGAATGGCGGGTTCAGAACCAGACCAAAGATGGTCAGAAAGTCGTCGTCGTTCCCTACATCACGAATCGCTGTGTGATGGAGCGGTTCGACGCTCAGTTCGGCTGGGATGGCTGGGAAAATACCTTCGAGCAGGTGACCGATGGCTTTATCTGCTGCCTCACGATCACTACGGAAGATGGTCGCCGGGTGACCAAATCCGATGCCGCCAGCCGCACGAATGTCGAACCCGTCAAAGGTGGATGCTCCGATGCGATGAAACGCTGCGCCGTTCAATTCGGCCTGGGTCGTGGTCTGTACCGCTATCCGAAAGTGATGATACAGACGACGGATAAATATATACCTGACTGGGCCGAACGGCTGCTCGATGCATTAGTCGTCAAAATCAATCAGGGTAGTTCAGTCAACGATGTGATAGTACTCAAACCTGAACATGCTAAAAATTTAGCTCCTGTCTCCAAACAATCTTAATCCCCCATTCCAATGAACATGAAAAATGCCACTAAAAAGCTGCTAGAAAGCTATTTCGGTAAGTCTTTAATGAATATGGACGGTCTGTTTGAAGTCCTAGAAAAGACCGGAAATACAGAGATAGCCCTTGAATTAATGCTAGGGACATACCAACAACCCGAAATTCCAAAACAGTCTATAGTTAGACCAAGGTATGGGAATGAGAAGGTCACGGCTACGTTTCTGAGCTACGATAAATGGGAAGATAAGGTAAGCTTCAATTATACCGTAGTTGAATCTATTTACCGCTATTTCGACAATGACGTTGATCCTGCCACGATTACCTATGAGAACATAGCTCAGTTAGGTGATCTGAATTACTCCGGACGTCAGCGCATCGAACGCCAACACCCGGATGGTAAAACAAAAGTCGAAGAAAGTTCGACTGAACTCTACTACTGGCTGGAAGGTGCCAAAGGTCTATGACCACTGATGAATTAGATGCCCTCCCGGTCGGTACGACGTTGTACCTGCCGACCGACTGGGAGGTAGTTGCCTGGACATTCGCTGGCCGGGTCGCTAATCGGAACTGGTACACCCTCCTTTATCCGCCTGATCAGGATGGAACCATCAACAACCGCCGACCGCAGTACATCGATGCGGTCCACCTGATGACCGCCCAACTCGATGAGCGCACCGCCTGGCGGGAAGTGGTTGCTGGTTTGGATGAACGTAAGGTCTGGATTCATAAACACAAACTGAAGTAATGGCACAGTCCCTAACGCCCATGGCGAAGGCCATTCGGAATCTGGCCTACCGGCACGGTACTTACAACGTGTTTGCTGATTTCTGCGAAATGGCAGCCTGTTCCTTCTCGAACGCCGTCGATAAGCGCAATTACGAGAAACGGGAAGCGCGCTATATGGCCATTGTCCAGAAATACAGCAAAGAGGAGGTCAATATCTTCCCGGAACTGCTCGGCATGCTGTCGATGGAACTCGAATACGGTCCGCGTGATGTAATGGGCGAATTATTCCACGAGTTGGAGCTACACAACGAGCACGCGGGTCAGTACTTCACGCCCTGGCACCTCTGCGAAATGATGGCTCAGCTGACCTACGGCGAGGACATTAGCCAGATCGTTGAGCAGAAAGGCTACGTCAGCGCGCAGGAACCAGCCTGCGGATCGGGTGCTTTGATTCTGGGGCTGGCCAGTGCGATGCTGAGCAAGAAGATCAATTACCAGCAATGCCTGCACGTGTCGGCCATCGACCTCGATAGTCGCTGTGTTCACATGGCCTACCTGCAATTCTCGCTGCTTCACATTCCGGCAGTTGTCTATTGTGGCAATACGCTCACGCTCGAACTGCACGATGCCTGGTACACACCCGCGCACATTATGGACGGTTGGGACTGGCGACTTGGGCGCGCCGATCGGCCCGACAATCCGCTGCAGGAGCTATTAGCCGTTGTCGAAAAAGTAGCCCAGCTAACCGAACCGCCTGTGCCGGTAGTAACCGTTCCCGAACAAACTGTTCCCGCTCCTGCTGCCGCTGTAAAAGCACCGAAGACGAAAGCCGCTAAACAGGCGGCAATGGGTCAATTAACCTTATTCTGATTATCAATTTAACCTCGTTTTTCTATGAATTTTTTCCAACAACTCGCAGGCCTGGAACTGGTCGGCAATCTGAAATTAACCGTCACCGGATCGGCCGACAAAATGGTCGTTAGCGTCTTGCTCGACAACGACAAATGCGGGGACGATGCCCGGAAACATATCCCGCCGTTACTGCTGAAAGGCTCAGCCGCCGAAATGGACGGCGAATTCTTTTCCTCCATCGCTACGCCCCTGCAAAAATCGTCGGGCCTGATGGTCAATATGGAAACCTACCTGAAAGGCCAGGAGGAAGCCAAAAAGAAATCGGCCATGGCGAAGGAAGTAGCTGATAAAGAAACCAAAGAAAAGGAGGCTAAGAAAAAACGCTACGATGAGTTCATGAAGAAAGTAGCGGATCTGGAGAAGGATAAAAAATACAAAGAGGCCATTGCCGCCCTGCCTGACGTGACCACCTATCCCGAACATGCCACAGCCATCGAAGCCCGGAAAAAAGAGCTTTCCAAGCACACGACCGTTCAGAAATCCATATTCGACGAATTGCCCCCCGAAACCGGTTTGCCAGACCATCTGGAAGCTGAGCAGAAAGCCAATCAGGAGGAAAACTATTCATACGACAGCGCTGAACACCGAGCCAGTGAATTAGGACTGGACGATCAAGAACCAGATTATAATGAAGATCAAAACGAAGAAAACGAAGAATAGACCATGTTACTAGCCACTCAATTACCCCGCACGTTTCAATTTACCAGCAAAGGTCAGACGATTCAACTGACCGACCCTGACCCGCAGATGAGCGACAAAGCGGTGCTGAATTTCTACGCCGGTACTTACCCGGAACTGACGACTGCCAAGATCACCGGACCGGAAATCAAGAACGACACGCTGGAGTATAAGTTCGAAACCACGATGGGCACGAAAGGATGAGCCAGACACGCTTACGCTCCATTCGCTTAACCAGTACTGACAAAAAACAATGGAAACTCGCTCAGTCAATCGGCGACTTCGGTCACAATCTCAACCGTCTACCCGACGCGGCCAGCGTTCGCAACAATCCGCTGCGCTCGGTGCCGCTGACCGATCTGCCCATGGTTTTTTAAGTCATCGGTTTGCCTATCTGTGTGGTCGTAAAACGCTCACCAATTGGAAGAATCGGGAAAGGGATTTTTATAAGTCCCTTTCCTACCTCTGCGATTACTACGGCTTTCCGGCCCCGGTCAATGATCAGCCCTACCCGGCTAATATCGCCAGCGAGTTACACCGGGTTCGGGAGCTGCTCTGCGATCAGTCGCGGGAATACACGCTGGAAGTCGTCGAAGATGACGACGGCGGTATATGCCTGATGGTCGAGCAGGTCGTCGATACGATGCAGGATTTATACTACATACCCGTCCGGCCGCTATGGGATATGAAAGCCCTAGCGGACCGACCGGCGGCTGATCTGCTGATGTCCGTTTTCGCGTACCTGGTTGAGGTTGTCGGCGTGCCGTTTTACACCAAATACGGCTACGTTGCCTTTCAGTATGACCAGCTGGTCGATTACTATAAGTACGAATACGAGGATGAGGAAGATACGGAAAGCGTCGCCGAGTGTATTGCTGAGCTGGATGCTGCTCATAAAAATGGCGCGGTGTTTTACCGGAATCTAACCAGCCATCGTCACCTGCACGCGTTCGGTCGTCGTCTTCGTCGGTTTAAACCCGTTACGCCCCGAGAACAAGCCATTTGGCTCGTGGCTACCAAACTGTTCGCGCTGTATAAGGACTATCCGACCCGAAGGCTTGAGGATACCATCAACGAGCAGGTATTTATTACCGACGACGGGGAAGTTGACAGCGATTATGAAGCATCCGAGCGGATTTCAGTCGATATGTACGTTTCGTTTATCTGGGACTTCGACTACATCCATGATCAGATCGTCGAAACCTTCAATCAGTGCGAATACGCGAACGCGTCAGGTGTCGATGAGCCGCGGACCGTTATTTTTTTCGATCAGCCGCACCCGAAACCAACGCATGATCTGACGTTTGATCGTGCTCTGTTTACGCTCATTGACGAATTAATTGCCGCCATGGCACCGCCAAAAGCCCATGAAAACAATAACCAAGCAGTTTCTTGATCTCTACAAGCCGAAACAGGCCTTGCTGATTTATCAGCACATGATGGAGTCGCCGATATGGGCAGGTGTGCCAAAATTTTACGTCGAATCCTACGACATTGGGCCCGATGGTCGGCCGATCAACGCGCACCCGCTCACGGAAGCCGAAGCCGTCGAACTCTCAAAGTCGCTGTATGACGCCTACACCGAGAAAACGGCGTTTCTGTGCCCTAAAGGACTGTTGCCCCGAAACGTGTTATACATCAATCCGTCGCCGGAAAACGGGTACGCGGTCTGGTATACGCCCATGCGGAAACGGCTGCTTTATTTCACGGATAATCTTTCGATTCCCAACGGAGCCGGTTACGTACCAGCCCTGGTCTGGAAAGCAACGAAAAAGAGCCTGACGCTGTTTGCGCTGCCCAGCAACCGCAAGCCGGGCGCTGACACCCCCTTGTACTACGCTCCTTTTTTTAACACGGCTGAGTCGGTATGTATGGGTACGGTGGAGGTCAGGATACCGAAAGGTATTTCACTCGAATCCTTTATGCAGGCCTGGGAGGACTATTTCTTCAATAGCTACTTCTCCCATACCCTGGGCACGGGTAATGTCGAAGGCAACATCGTGCAGCTATGGCAAAGCCAGATTGAAACGGGTGCAAAATTTCCGGTGAATGCACTCAAAAAAAGCGCGTCTACTTTAAAACATCTCATCAAATGACACCGATCCACTATACCGCCAATTACCTACTGAACCCGACCAATCCGGTCTCTGTCGTGCTGATCGGCGCGGGTGGCACCGGCTCCCAGGTCTTGACGACGCTGGCCCGAATGAGCCACGCGCTGATTCAGTTAGGCCATCCGGGCTTTCACGTATCGGTTTGGGATGACGACGAAGTGAGCCGGGCGAATCTGGGTCGTCAGTTGTTTGCTGAATCAGAGCTTGGTTTTAACAAAGCGGTCGTGCTGATCAACCGCATCAACCGCTTTTTCGGCACCAACTGGAAAGCGTTTCCCAAACGGTTCGATGCGAAAACAGGCGCGAAGCATTCGGCCAATCTGTTTATTACCTGCGTCGATACGGTAGCGGCCCGGGTGGAGGTAGCTGCTTCCATCCGGAAGATGCGAAAAGCGAAACAGAACGACCGGGATATGCCCTACTACTGGCTCGATTTCGGCAATAGTCGCTACACGGGTCAGGTTATGCTGGCAACCGTTGACGCTATTAAACAACCGGAATCGAAGCAGTACAACCCGGTTGCTCAGCTGCCGTTCATTACCGACGAGTTTGCCGACGTGCTGCAACAGTCCGAAGCTGACGACAATACGCCTAGCTGCTCACTGGCCGAGGCCTTGACGCGTCAGGATTTATTCATCAATTCCACGCTGGCCACGATGGGATCGGCTCTACTCTGGAGCCTGTTCCGCAACGGCATGACCGAAAACCGGGGCTTCTTTCTCAACCTTCAAGATTTCCGGTCGCAACCGGTACGCGTATGATAACTAAACCTGAGAAAATGAACGCTGAAACATGGCGTCAGATTTGTTCGGCGGCTAAGGCTTACGCCAAACCACACCGCCATGCTTACCGCTATAACGCTGTACTAGATGCTTACAAAGCCGGTGCAGTGAATCAGTGGCTAACCATAGTAGCAATCATTGATGAATTAGACCTATGATTCAGCCTTTTCCGCTTGACTGGCCTGCGGGCCATCGACGATCGGGACCGCTTGAACAGGAACGCTCGTCAGTCAAATCGCCAATCGCTACCCTGTACCGGTCGATTCATACCGAACTCAAAGCCTGGAAAGCGACCGGCGTGATCATCTCGTCGAATGCCGTTCTGAAAAAGGACGGTACACCTGCGGCCCGGCAAACCAAGCCGGCCGATACGGGAGCCGTCGTGTATTTCTGGTACCGTAATGTTTTTTACGGTCTGAGCCTTGATCACTTCACGGATTTGCCGGGCAATCTGAAGGAAATCCGGGATATTTTGAACCGGTTTCGTCGCTTCTGGCGGCTGTATAACTACGGGGTAATGCTGAAAATGCTGGCTGAAATCGCAACAGTTAAACAGCCACAGCAGCAAGAAAGACAGCAGCAGAAGCAGGAACCACCCCCGAAACAAAAAACGGAGCGTTCGGCTGAGGATTGGCGAACCGTGCTCGAATTAGGTAAAGTCGTCACGTGGTCGCAGGTACGGGCTAATTATTTAAGACTCTCCAAAAAATACCATCCGGATAAAGGCGGTAAAACGGAAGACTTCCAACGATTACAGGCCGCTTACGAAAAAGGGAAAAAGCATTTCAATTTTAAATAAAACGCACCCATAAGTCACAGCCTCATGAAATTATTCATCCGCATCATAATTCTGGTCTTTGCCATGTACGCTGTTCATCATGCGCAATCGCGTTATCATCGTCATCATCCAGTTCGACGAACAGTCACTGTTTGTAGTTGGTAGAACCGGATTTGTAGTACTGGAAAGTGCTATTTAAGTAATGGATAGTCAGTTTATAGTACTAGAAGTACTACGCCAAGTAATGGATACTCACTTATAAAATCCAAAACAATGAGCTTATTGAATTTCACAACTGATCAACTAAAACAAGAATTAAACCGTAGGTCAGCCGCTGGCGTGAGCAATGCCGGAATTGATGGCCAGCCTACATTTGACCAACTACCTGCTTACGTGGCTGAGTTAGGTCAAAAAGTAGAATACTTAATCAAAATCATAGGGCAAGGTGCTGGTAACTCGGATCGCTGGTTAAGCATAGAAGAACTACAAGACTATTTACCGGGCAGGCCATCTATAACTACGCTTTATGGAAAGGTTCAACGAAATGAAATTCCTTTTCACAAAATGGGGAAAAGACTCATATTTAGACAATCAGAGATAGAAACGTGGTTACTCACTTTAAAATCCGATAAGAGTAAAGTTGATAGCCAAGAGTAATTTTATAAAATCAGCCCGGTCTAATCAACCGGGTTTTTTATTCAAATACACCATTATGATAATATAGATTTTATCTATCATATTTGACTTTACCTAATACCGTATCTATAATTTGTACTTCTTGAATTATGCAGACAGTTCTTCTGCCTATTGACCTGCTCTCAGTCAATTCGGGGCAGGTTGCAGGCTTGCCTAAAAATCCGCGCTTCATCAAAGACGAGCGATTTCGTCAACTCATTCAATCCATCCGCGATGATCCCGAAATGTTATCGTTACGGGAATGTTTAGTATTTCCTCATCATGACCGGTACGTTGTCATTGCGGGCAATATGCGCCTGCGTGCGCTGATGGAACTTGGTTATGCTGAGGTTCCCTGTAAAGTGCTATCCCCGGAAACACCACCTGAAAAACTCCGAGCTATTACGATCAAAGACAATCTAAGTTTTGGGGGTGATGACCTGGAAGCACTCGCAGCGGAATGGGATAAAGGTTTGTTGACAGAATGGGGGATGGAGTCCCACGAGTGGACGCCCGAAGTTGGCAAGCTGATCGATCTGGAAAAGGTAGCCGTTGCCGAGTTGAAGCCGCACCCACAGAATTATAAAGTTCATCCTGACGATCAGCTCCAACACATTGCCCGCAGCATCCGTGATCACGGCCTGTTCCGCAACGTCGTCATCTCTGCCGATGGCTTTATCATCGCTGGTCACGCGCTGGTTCTCGCCGTCGAACAGATGGGCATGCGATTCCTGCCTGTTGTTCGGCTCGATGTTACCCATGATTCGCCCATGGCCTTAAAACTGCTCGTGGCTGATAATGAAATCAGTCATCTGGCTGAAATCAATGATCGTAAACTTTCCGAAGTGTTACGCGACGTGAACATGGCCGATTCTCTACAGGGAACGGGCTATGACGAAATGATGCTGGCAAATCTGCTCATCGTTACCCGAAGCCGGGACGAGATCAAGGATTTTAATGCCGCGGCCGAGTGGGTGGGTATGCCGGAATATGAACCAGCGACAAAGCCTGAATTTAAGCTGATCGTTCATTTCGCTACGGAACAGGACCGGTTTGCCTTTGAGCAACAGTATAAGGTTCCCATCATGACCAAAGGCACCAAGACCTGGACCACACAGCATCCGTTCCCCGGTCGACACGATCTATCATCCTTAAAAATCGAATCCGGTGGAAACTAAATATCCGGTTTACGTGCCCTCCAAAGGTCGTTTCGAGAATTGTTACACCGCCAAATTTCTGCTGGCTGATCAAACGCCGTTCTGGTTAGTCGTCGAACCATCGGAATATGAGGAATACGCGTCGCGCTTTCCCAAAGACATCATCATCGTCACGCCGAAGGATAACATGACGCTACTCGGTGTACGAAACTGGATTCATGATCGCAGTAAAGCCGCTGGCGATAAACGGCACTGGCAGCTCGACGATAATATCATGCGGACGCGCCGGCTCTTTAAGGGAAAACGTATTCCGTGCAACTCGGCCATTGCCCTTCGGATGTGTGAGGAGTTCACCGATCGTTATACCAACATTGGGCTATCCGGCTTGAACTACACCATGTTCGCCCTCAACACGACGCCCGTTCCTTACTTTCTGAACGTGCACGTGTATTCGTGCTCGCTGATCAACAACGAAATGCCGTACCGTCATCGCCTGATCTACAACGACGATACGGATCTGTGTTTGCAGATTCTCGCGGGCGGCCACTGTACCGTTCTCTTCAACGCGTTCATGGTTGACAAAATCCGGACGATGGTCGTCAAAGGTGGCAACACAACGGCGTTGTACCAGGGCGACGGTCGGCTGAAGATGGCGCGCAGCCTGGAACGGGTTTGGCCTGGCGTTGTTACGACCGATCGACGCTTTCAGCGGCCGCAACACGTGGTGAAAGATAGCTGGAAACATTTCGACACCCAGTTGATTCGAAGGACCGACATCGACTGGTCAGCTCTGGAAAATACGACCAACGAGTTCGGTATGCAGCTCGTCGTCGTCAATCCGGAATTGAAGAGCGAAGAACTAAAAAAACTGGTCGATCAACAACAAATAATAAGAGAATAATAAGAGAAATGAATGACCAGAACCTAAAACCGGTCCAACCCGGTGAGGTGCGAAACCCGAAAGGTAGGCCCACTGGTGCCCGCAATCGAAAGACGCTGGCAAAATGGATAATGACCCTGGCTGCTGATGAGGTTTTACCCGAATCAATTTTGGTAATCATGCGCGCAAAGTATCCGAATCTTAAAGACATGTCCGTCGAAGAGATCATGCTTTTGGCGCAAGTTGCCAAGTCGATTGATAAGCGGGATACGTTTGCTTTTAATGCGGTAATGGATACTGCCTACGGCCGTCCATCGCAGGCGCTTGAAGTATCTGGTGAAGGTGGGGGCCCAATACAGGTAATTGCCTACATACCAGAATTTGATCCATTACCCGAACACGAAGAGGAAAATGACAGTCCAACGGATTAGGGTAAAACTTCAACCTGGATTTCAGGAAGCCTTTGTCCGCACACCCGCCGATATCGCCATCGGTGGCGGGGCCGCTGGTGCAGGTAAGAGTTATGCCCTATTGTATGAACCGGCCGTTCGGTACCAACATATACCGACGTTTCGCTCGGTATTCTTTCGCCGTACCTATCCGGAGATTACCAACCCAGGCGGTTTACGGGATACGTCCAATGGCCTGTATCCACTATTTGGGGCTAAACTGTCGCAAATGGACTGGAACTTCCCATCGAAGGCAAAAATCGTCTTTCGTCATCTTCAGCGCGAATCGGACATCTATAGCTGGCAAGGTGCCCAGATTCCCGATATCCGCTTCGACGAGCTCACCCACTTTACGGCCACTCAGTTCTTTTACATGATGAGCCGGAATCGGAACCCAAACAATGACGGTATCGTCTCTCGAATTCGTGCCAGTTGCAACCCCGATCCAGATTCATTTGTGGCCGAACTCATTGAGTGGTTCATTGATCAGGAAGAAAAGCTGCCCGATGGTTCACCAAATGGCCGGTATGGTTTCCCCATTCCTGAGCGCTGTGGGCAGTTACGGTACTTTGCTCGCAAAAACAACGAGTATATATGGGGGGCAACCGCGAAAGAAGTTATAGCCAAAGCGCCGGAACTATACACTGGTGAAACGGCTAATACGCGCCCCAAGTCCATTACCTTCATCCCGGGTGACATCTATGGCAACAAGGCACTACTGCGCAGTGACCCTAATTATCTGGCTGGTTTAATGGCCTTGCCGGAAGAGGATCAGCAAAAACTACTCTTCGGTAACTGGAAGATTCGCGCCGATGGGCTGGCGCTCTATAATCCGTCTGCTGTTGGTTCGATCTTTACCAACTACCCTCCAGCTGGTGATCAGATGTACATCACCGCCGACGTTGCCCGGTTCGGGCACGACTGGACGGTTATTCTGGTCTGGCGAGGTTGGGAGGTGATTGAATGCGTAGTCATGAAAGAAAACGATTCGCCCGAAGCGGTGAACGTTATTGAAGGCTTACGGGAAAAACACCACATTATGGCGCATCATGTGCTGGTCGATCAGAACGGCGTTGGTGGAGCGGTACTTGACCTTCGGCCAGATTACGTTGGCTTTCTGAACAATGCCTCCGCGATGGAAGATCCGGCTATTCAGGTCAAAGAAAACTATAAAAACCTCAAAACGCAGTGCTTTTATCGGAGTGCCGAACGGGTGAATAGGGGCGCTTTGAAGGTGACACTCAACGATGATACGGTAACTGTTTACGAATCGAGTCCATCCAAATCAGGTGGATTTAATCATGTCATCAACCGCGGTTGCCGTACTAAAATGGGCGGAAAAGTAGTCGATATCCGAGAGGTAATCAAACAGCAGTTACGCGCAATTCGCAAAGAAAAGCCAGATTTTGAGGGTAAAAAACAGATCAATACCAAGGAAGCTCAGAAAATACTGCTTAGCGGCTGGTCGCCTGACTTTGCTGACTGCGTTATGATGCGCGAATATTTCGAACTAGCACCGAAGCCACTTGACTTTGGTGGATGGGATATGTCGTAGAGTTAAATCTAATATTGTAGACTTGATAGTTTGTAAAAATTAGTTTTTTTCTAATTTTGTTGCATCTCGCTTCAACTACCGGACGGTTGGGCACTCGCTGCTGAGAGCAGCTCTTCACCGATCACCAATCGTCATAATGAAATTCCCAAGTTGTGGTTCCCTTACCGGGGCGTTGGTAACGCCAACGGCGTCCAACTGCATGACCTGGCTGCTTCAATCGAAGCGCATGGGTTTCCAAAAAATCCCCCAGTCGTCGGCTCCTTTCGCCGATCAAGCTACAGCCCAGTTGCAGGCCAGTTGGAGTACGGCTCAGGCCTTGACCACGGACGCGAAGATTGTCATTCCCAAGTTCAAGAGCTTTTCGCCTGAACTACCACCTACTGAGCCTGTCACCTTCGGCTCGAATGACAACCAAACACCGGACGGCAATACGTTCATGATGGGCCAAACGGTACCCTCGTTCAATGCGAGTTGGGCGGGTTTGTCATCTGACCAATATGATCAAACCGAAAATCTGTTTGCCTGGGGTAATCAGTCGGTTGACCTGGAAACCCTTGGCGTTTACTTTTTTCTGGGTCAACGGCAGGTCTTGATGAGCAAAACCTTCGGCCCGATTCCCGCCCGTAATTTCTTCATCGGTGATCCGAACGGGATGCAATTGCACGCCTTAACCATGTTCCCAATCCGCTTTGATCTGCTCAAAGGCTGGTTTCGGGATACGGTTCTTTTTGATTTAAGCTTCAACCACAACCTGTTGTAAGCTCCTCGTTGTAGCGTACCTATCGTACTTAAAAATGGCAAAATCTTCAACAACCGGGCAACCAAAGCCCACAAAACGCCTTCGGGAGCTGGATCCTCCGGGTGGCGTAGGCCTCGGCCGAGTTCAGGATTTCGACGCTGACCACGCCGATGCAATTTTGGCTCACGAGGCAGCCAATGGGGTCAAAAACTGGGAATTAGTCGACGAAACCGTACAGCTTTCTCCTGCCCCACGGGATGCCGCTAAATCCGAATGATCCAATAGTTAAAAAAGCGGACAAAAAAGGACTTCAGCAGGCAAAATTTGAGGACCAACGACACCGCTTGCACGCCGAGGCTGCCACTAGTGCGGCCTCGGCTTCGCCGTATTGGAAGAAATTCGTTGACGAGTTCATCAAAAAGACGGTAGTAGCGCCTGCCACCCAGGAACAGCTACTGCGTCAGATCGTCTTTCCGCTCGTATCGGTTGAAGTCGTCGACGAAATCATCGATGCGTCTTCAGCGGTGCATTATGCCCAGGATCGGAGCATTACCATCCGCATGTCGGATGAAAAGTTACAGGCCAGTGCTGAACAGTATCTGGAAGAAATCGACCTGGCTAACTTTATTGCCCGAAACTGTCATAATGCACTGTTTTCGGCCCCTAACTCCTTAGTCATCGTTGATGCCCCAGCCGAACAAACTACCCCTTTCCCGGAACCGTACATCTATCTGGTCGCCAGCGACAAGGTAGAAAGCGCTGAATCTCTGGATTCACTCCGTGGGCCTGCCGATGCTGGTCTGCTGAACTTCGCGTTTTTCAAAACCGATAAGGATAAGCAGTTCGCGCTGTTCGATGGTGAAAATATTGGCATCTACACACGTGGTGTCAACGGGGAATGGGCTGAGGTGTTTAAGCCTGTTGCGCATAACCTGCCGTTCAATCCCGCCTGGAAAATGTGGGCCGATGTGGAGGACAATAACCCACTGGTGTCTAATTCGATGATTCGGCCGCAACTCGGTTCGTTTGATCGCTATGTGTTCTGGGACGGCGCTAAGGAAACAAACGATTTGTCGGCGGCTTTCCAGACCTTCTGGCATTTCAAAGGCAAAGATTGTGAGTACATCACCGAGGACAAGTTCAAATGTCAGAAGGGTATTATTGAACGGCCAAATCCCAATCCCGGCCCGGGTGCTTTACCGATTCGTTCGGCCTGTCCGATTCGAGACCAGTGCGCAGCTCGTCAGGTAGGTGGCATTGGTGGACGGTTACCGATTCCGGTACCGACGACAAAAGATGGATTCGATATGCGGGAACCGGCTGGCTGGATCAAGGCCGCTGTCGATAACCTGAAATACGTTGAGGAAAAGGTCGAAAAGCTGAAAGCTAAACTGATCAAGTCAGCCACTGGCTACGAAGCTGGTCCTTCCAACAAACAAGCGCTGAATGAAGATCAGATCATGGCCATTCTGGAGAAATCCCGGCAGGTTGGTCAGTACCTCGCTCAGCATTTTCAAACGCTTCACAAACGAGCCATCGACGCCATTCTCGGCATGCGCTATGGTTCGTCTTATCTGGGTTGCAACGTCAACTACGGCCGTCGCTTTAATCTGCTGACCGGTGATCAGTTGATGGTTCTTTATGCATCAGCGAAAGAAGGTGGTCTCACCTGGCTGATGGAGGAAATTGAAGCCATGCTTCAAGATTACTACGCGCGTGCCGATCCGAATCGGCTGTTACGGTACCGCCTTATCGCGGACCTCAACCCGTATCCGTTTATGGCCACGTCTGATCTGATTGAAGCAGACATTCACATTACCGATCAGCCAGGCTTCATGTTGTCAATCGCTCTACTTCGCTGGGTGCGTCAGTTCGAATGGGAAGAAAATGTTCCCATCGAGCGGTTCGGCATCACCATGGATTATGCAAAACGAGTACCCGAAATTTCAAAATCGCTTAGACAGTATGTCAAAGACGCAAACTTCAAACCAATCGCCACCAGCGACGCCACCGGCAACGAATCAGGAGGCAACACCGAATCAAAATCAGGGGGAAAATCCGGTAGTTCATCAGGACGGACCGATTCAGGACGAAAGTCAGGAAACCGTACTGGAGGGAGTTCAGCCAAGCGAAAATCAGCCGACGCCTGAGCCTAAAACCGTTATGATGACCCAGGATCAACTAGATCAACTGCTAGAAAGAACGCTGGCTAAAGGGCTGGAGATTGGAAAACAATCCGTGGCAACGTCTACGGACACCGTTACGCAGGCGACTGAAGGACCAGCGGCTGAGGCAACGCCGGTACAAGTTGATGACAGTGGGGCCATTTACGGCAATCTGGACAAAACGAAGGAATTTGACCTGGCTAAGTTGATTCCGGGCCTGAAAGAGTTTCCGAAAGATAAAATCGTCATTGTCCTGCAGCAGTATTCAACGGACAAAGCCGGCGACGTAACCGAAACCAAGAAACTCCGTAAAGCGCAGTTTATCGACATCGCCGATTTTATCGCTAATACCAAAAAAGACCCGGATACGGGCGATACGCTCTGGGACGTGATGCAGATCCGTTACACCGTCGTCAACGATCCCCGCAAATAAGCTTTTACCCGTAACAAATCAAGTATTTAACCTATCTGGCCAGTTCACCGGCTGGCCAGAACTAAACCAAACGTCTACCGGACGGACATTATGGATATTACTTTAGAGAACATCACTGATCTTGAACTTCCTGCCGAACTTGAAACCGCTTTACTCGGCAAATTAGAACCTAAAATCCCCACTTTCCTGACCGGAAAGAATTTTGTCGTTAAGCCTAAAGCCGATTACGACAATGAGTTCAATAACGCCGTAGCCGCAAAAAACAAAGAGGCTATCGACGAAGAGGGAGCCCGGCTATATGGCAGCATCGACAACATTCTGAAGTTGCTCGGTATGCCTAAACCGGCCGGCGTTACCCGGACTCGTGATCACGTACTCAACCTGGCTGCTGAGGGCAAGTTGCCCCTCACCAAAGAGCAGTTTGAGACGATGAAAAAGAAGCTGGAGGCTAAGGGAGCTACGGAAGCCCAGGCCAACGATGCGGTTGAAGACCTGAAAACTAAAATTGAGGAGATTGAGAATTCCGGAAATAAAAAAGATTCTGACAGTTTTACCAAGTCAGTGAACCGGGATATCAAACAATCGCTCAAAGATGCTCCGGTTCGGGTTGATCCTGATTTGAAGGAAGAGTCTGCCAAAACGGCCGCCAAAACCTCGGCGATCAATGACATCAACGCCATCTTCAAAACCTATTATGAAGGTGTTGAAATTGAAGATACTGGCGAGATAGGTTACCGGAAAAAGGGTACAACGGCAATCCTGATGAATGCTGAAGGCGAGCCGATGACGCCGATCGAGATCATCAAAAAGAATCACGGTATTTACCTGGCTCCGCAAAATCATCAGCAGACGGGTGGCGGCACGAAAGGCGGCAATACAGGTGGCAAAAGTGAATCGCCTGCCGGTTTAACGTTAAAAGATATTTTGGTCGCAGCCGCTGAAAAAGGGCTTAAAACCAATACACCCGAATGGCGCACCTACGTCAATGCGGAGAAAAAAACTGCGGGAATTAAATAGCTCGCCATGTCTTAGGTCCGACCTCCTGCAGTAACGCGCAGCGGACCCACAATACCGACTACCGGACGGAAGGGAAGTGCTGAGGTTTGTCTACTTTTTTTAACACAAACGTAAGTATGTCACTTAACGCTCTGTTATTGCCCGCTTTGCTGCTCAGTGTAGATACTGGCAAATTTGGTGCGTACGAAGGCCGGATCAGCCACTATGGTGCGCTGAACACCTTCGTCAATAACACCAATGAACTGTTCGGGGAGGATGCCATCGAGAAGATTCGGAACACGCCGTTTACGCGCGATGTCACGATTCCGATCCTCAACCGATACGATCACACGGTCCTGACGGTCCGTAGTTGTAATATTTCCGGTCCGGACATCAGCCCAACGCTGAAGAACCTGACCCGTGTCCACCTGGCCATCGATATGCAGGTCACCCCGGCCAAGTATCAGGATAATGCCGTTAGTGTACAGCGGGCGCTTCGTCATCAGTATATGAACGCCAAACGGGCGGTCTATACGATGCTAGATTCGATGGCCGCTACCACGCTGGATCTGAACAAGGATACGAGCACACTTTCCCAGGACACGAATCACCCGTTGTATACCCGCGTTGCCGGCGCTTATCAGATTCCGGCATCACGGCCTGAGGATTTTTACCTCAACTTCGGCACGATCATGGAAGAACTGGATGTGCACGGTCCGTATTTCGACGTTGCTTCGACGATTGCGCTGGCGGATAAAATGAAACTGCGCAACCCGGGCGGTGGTACACAGCTGGATACGGCTGCCATTCTGCGCGAGTCAGGTATTGCCGAATTCGAGCATTCGAACCGGATTGCGCGGGGTAACAACCGGACGGTGCACTACGTCGCTCCCCAAGGTTCGGTCGGCGTGCTTAATTTCATCGACTTCGACTATCAGGAAGGGCAGGCGCCTGAGCTTGGCTCACCCGAAGATATCGACCAGTGGGATAAAGCGGGCAACCTATCCAATGTTGCCCTGTGGAGCCGCTGCAACGATGAGATTTATACCGGCTGGCAGTGGGGCGTTCTCCAAAAAATCGAGTGTCTAGCCGAACAACGCGTGTACAGCACCAAGCTATCGGCTGACTTCGCCTTCGCTACGGACTTTACGTCCGAAACCGGGGTAACGCCAATTAAGCGTTTCGAGCTGGTTCAACAGCCCATCTAAGTACATGGCAGGGGGCTAGCGCTCCCTGCTGTTTGGTTTTTTTCCATTCGTTATTTCCAAACTACAAACATGAAAGCATTTTTTGCCTTGGTAGTCTTAGTTGCTGCCCTTGTCTTTTCTCCGCCTGCAGCCCAGGCGCAAACGGCCGAGTATCCGACGACGAATCGGATTGTGTACAGTACTAACGCGATTGAGTTGCAGGATTCGACAACCAAGTTTGTCGCTACCGTCAAAAAAGGAACGGTGCGCATCCTTACCCGCGGTACGGGTGTTGGTGCATCGGCCGCTATCATCGAGCCAACAACGAAGCTAATTCTATGGAAGGGGGCCGTTAACAAGATTCGAATTGTTGGTGTCGCGGCTAGTGATTCACTGAAGATTCTATCACTCAAAGCGACACCGTTCTAGCTAACAGCTTTTTAGATCGGATTAAAAGACCCCACTGTCAGAAACGGCAGTGGGTTTTTGGGTGAAAAGCGATTCGTTTTACCATCTTTTTATCAGTCATGACAGATAGTACACAGACATTCGGACAAAAGGCAGTTGGTTTAAAATTTAACCCGTCAGGTAGCGACGCTGTCGGACAGTCTAAACAGGGATTTGCAGACCTCATCGATCAGATGAACGATTTACGGGCTAAATCCGAAAGTCAAGAGCAAAAACGATTAGCATCCGTTGCCATCACTCAGGCTCAAGATGCACAGATGTGGGCAACAAAAGCACTCACCTGGCAAGATTAGGTTAAGGGTTAATAGGATAGTTCAACAAAGCCCATTCCGGTGTTGGGATGGGCTTTTTCTCTAAAACACAATGGGACAAACAGTTAATGCAAACGATCTGATGATCGACAAAAAGGCTTTAGAAAAACAGGCCAAAGAAATCCGGCAGTATCTCTTTACTATTCGGCAGCAGGCATTGGCTCACGGTCGGCAACGCTTTTTTGAACTGGGCGAAATTGCCGAAATGGAAGTAACCGTTAAAGTAGCCGGAAAATCAATCAGGCTGGTCTACCGTTACGATGCACTAAATGATTCCATTTATCCAGTTGGACAAAGCTATGCTTGATACAAAAACACTGGCAACTGAACTTACCGGCCTGATTGGTCTGTATCCGGGCTTCTCAACCATTGGCCCGCTGCCTGCCGATTACCACCGGGCTCCGGTTGCCTTTCTGCAGGATGCCCATAAGCTGCTACGCTATGATATTCTGTCGGCCGTTGGGCCCAACCTGCCGGCCATCGTAGCGGAGCCATACACGGCTGAACGGACGTATGAGCTGTACGAGATCACTCAGAATACAGAAGGCCAGTTTTACGAAAGTAACGTGTCGGCGAATCAAGGGCACGACCTTACGGATTCGAACTACTGGCGCAAAACCACTCAGCTTTCAGCCTGGTACGGTCGTATCGAGCGGGGTGCTATCGGTAAGCTGATGCGTGAGCTGGTCGAATCACCACCGCCTGAACCCTTAATGCACCGGCAGGCGCTCTACAGTAAAGAATCGAATCTGGCGGGTGTTATTAATAAAAGCGGCTCGTTTCTGGCACAACGGCTCACTCTGTTAGCTCGCAATACGGCCATCAACATTGCCCGGTTGGGCATTCAGGTAAGTGGCCCGCTCGCCAATGTGCCGATGTACATTTTTCATTCGGATGATGCCGAGCCGGTTGCCATGGTGCGCTTAACGGGGAACACGTCAGGCCGCACAATCTGGGCCAATCCGAACGAGTATCTGTTTGAACGGCGCGAAGGATACTACCTCATTGGTTATTTTGAATCAGACTTGCCAGCCGGTGTTTCCGCCGTTGGTGGCCAGCGGAATTTTCAGGTAACCGGCTGTAGCAACTGCAATCCAATCGACTACGAATTAGCCGTTGGCCGCTCTCCCTACGTGCATATCCAGCCGGTTTACGTGCCCAATCCATCGCAAACCGGCGTAATGAATTGGGCCGATGAAATCGCTGTTGAAACCCAGACCTGGGGGATTAATATGCTCCTGGAGGCTGAATGCGATGTGACCCAGACGCTACTGGCTAACCGGAAAATAATGACGAACGCGCTTTTGTATACGATTGCCTGTGACGTATTGGAAGAGCTATCGACCAGCGACCGGGTAAATGCTGTAGCGAAAGACATGCGGGCGCAGGCCTACGTAGCGCTCTATGGCCAGCAGAATTCCAAAACTGATTTTGGTCTGACGACCAAGCGGGATAAGAAAATTAGCGAGTTGAAAGCGGTACTGGTAAGCATAGCACCCAACTGCATACCTGCCGAAGAGGAAGAGCCGGAAGGACTCGAATTTGGATCCATGTTCGATGGCTACCCGGCGACGAATTGTTGACTCACGTGAGCTATTAGCTCCATTGTGGCTGATTAAGCTTGATCTGCTGTACCGGGTATTGGCTCACGTGCTGGAAGCTAACGCGGCTTTTATCGAAAACCTCAACCGGGCGCAGTTAGCCGCTGGCCTGAATGGGGATGGGTCGCCGATCAATCCACCCTACGTTCCGGCAACGGTCGCTAAAAAACGGGAAAAAGGCCAGCCGACCGACCGGGTTACGCTCCACGATGAAGGCAGCTTTTACGCGTCGATTTTTACCGAAGTATTCACCAGCGCGTTCGATCTGAATTCGGATGACCCCAAAGCACCCGAGTTGAAAGCCAAATACGGCGACGGGATTTTGAGCTTAACTGAGGAATCGAAAGAGAAATTAATTGCCCACATTTTACCGCAGTTCGTTGCGGTACTAAAACGAGAAATCGGTTTATGAGCCAATCCCTGCAACCGCCAATTCAACTAAACAGCGCCCTGGATGGGGTCGATAAGGTTCTTTCCATCCTTCAGTATGCGCTGTATGGATTTACCGAAAACTCGCTGGGCCGGGTAAGGCCGCAACCCACTGAAAACGGTATCGAGCCGTGGGTTCAGCGATCGGCCGACGATCCGGAGTATTATCCGGCATACCCAAACGATCAGCTTGATTCGTTTTCCTGCCTTTACGCGCATGACGACGAAGCCTACGATGAAAATGGCATTTTTGGCACGCGCACGGTATCGATCATCGTCTGGCTCAAACTGGAGAATAAACCATACACGGTAGCGAGTAAGAAAACAGACATGCTTAGAATTCTTCGTGAGCTGGATTGTGTGCTGGAGATAAATGGGTCGAAAGATCAGACCACATCGGGTGCCCAGGGCATCTATCCGGGGTTCGATGTGTCCGGTTTTGATGGCCGTTATTTAACCTATCCCTACGGCGGTTTCCGCATGGAAATCGTCATTCACTTTGCTGACTTATGCTACTAAACCTCATCATCACCGCGCTCATGGGCGCTACGGGCGTGATCCTGTTTGAAAAATGGGAGATCGATGACTACATGAACACCCACGGGATCTGGTGTAAATACTGGCCGGCTAATCCCTGTTTATTGTGCCGTGGTTACTGGTTTGGGTGGGTTACTTTTATCATCTTAACCTTAATACCGTACAGCATCTATGTTTTTGTGCCATTAGCGGCCATTCCGCTACAGATTTGGTTGTTCGGTTTTTTATCGAAACGTCTATAATGCAAACATTCACCCTACCGAACGGCATCGTCGTCGACGTTCACGATAGTCCGCGGACAATACCCGAATCACGACGAGTTGAACATGATTATTACGCCCTTATAGAATCCGGTATTGGCTCGACTCAGGATGATTTCGACCGTCATTTCGAGCAAATGATCGGGCTTATTGGCTCGACTGATCCAGATGCACAACTAAACGCGATCAACAACACGCGATTTCTGTTTGCCAACCTCATCGGTAAACAGTACTCACCGGCGTCGTTAGCGTTTGGCTGTTTAGTAGAAACTGTCGATGGTCAGAAATGGGATGATTATTCAGAAGCCGGCCTAGAACGATTGTCTAAGCAGCTAGACATTCCAATGAGTATCCTGATAGAATATTGGGAGGCCGTAAAAAAAAACTCTACGAAGAGCTGAGTGAAGCCTTTCCTGATTTTTTCCCGGATAACGAACCCGAACAGGTAGCCCTCCAGCAACGGGCGTTATTACTCCGGATCGACGAAACGCTGGATCCCGACAACCCGGCTCTGATAGATCAGCGAGCTTCGCTGATGTACGAAATTCAGGAAAGTATCAAACCACCGGTACTGGTTGGTGCCGAAAGTCAACTGAAAGCCATCCGCGATAATTATGTAAATAATAAAATCGCCATGGAGCTTGAAGGGCTACGGATCGACGACAATACGCCGAGTCTTAACTTCTGGCAATATTACAAGGCTTTAGACGCACGCTATAAACCCAAAATTCCCAATGTCCCTACTGAATAGATTCGGATTTATCGTTTTTAACTCTACCGGGCCTGAGTGCTGGGATTTGGTTGACCTACCTGACGGGGGTGCGTTTGGCATGATGTCGGCCGCTGTAATCCTCGTACCAGGCGAAACCTACTCATTTTATATTCCCTTCGACTCAGAGGTAACGCTGGCTAACACAACGATTGACCTGGTTATCGATGGATCGAAATCACTGGCCTGGGCTGGCATTGGTACGTTAACCGCTATCAACGTGCAGGCTGGCGTCAAGCACTACTCAGCTCAGATCAACATGGTGGCTAACACGAGCAATTTATTGCCGGTATATTACCGCTTCCGGCTGAACGTTTCGGGCGGCTCGCTTTACTCCAACCGGGTTTTGTTGAAAAAAGCTAATTATGCCGACACGACGGCCCTGGTTAGTTACCGAAACACCCGGCCAATTGGCCCGATCGCTTATGATCTGCCGGCGCTGGCGAATTTCCGAAACGTGTTGCGCGTAAAGTGCCAGATTGAAGCGTCGAAAACCGATGCCAGCGTTGAAGATTATGAGCGGATAACAACCGGTGTAAAAACAACGGTAGAAATTAAGGGTCATTTGTTCTATTCAGTAAAAACGCCGACAATCGACCCAATCGGCCACGAAGGCTGGCGTACGTTGTTATTTCATAAGGATTTACTGATAAACAATCGACCGTTTGCATTGAAAACCGGCTATGCCGAGGGGGAAGGAACGGCCAAACTAGCCACCGGAAGTTTTGAGGTGTGGGACCTGGCCTACTCCGCCGTGAATCGTTGTTAAAAAGGTTTGCAGTAGTTGCGGCTGATTTACTTCTTTGTGGGAAAAATCAGTTTTCATGGAGGACAAATTAGAAAAGCTTGAACGTCTTTCTCGGCTCTTTAAAGACGGTATGTTGACTCAGGCAGAATTTGAGCAGCAGAAAGCCCTATTATTAGGCGGTGTCCAATCACCAAAAGCACCACCGCCTGTTCCTAAAACTGTAATTGCCCAAGGCTCCAAATCAGATGGCACAGCCAGAGCCATTATTATTGGGATTCTCGTTTCAATCGTTCTATTGGCTATAGGCAACTTTATCTTTAGTGACAGTGGCCCGAAAACAAAACAAGAACTGCGGGCGGAGGATGTCAGTCGATTGTTTTCTGGTTTTGATGGCTCCCATGCAGAATTAGAGGCCGTCATCAAATCAGACATGAATGACCCGGAAAGCTATGAACACGTAGAAACCCGGTACCGGGATGATGGATCTACCATTTATGTCATTACTACCTTTCGGGGTAAAAATGCATTTGGTGGCACGGTTACCCATAAAGCTGAGGCAACATTGGGAGGGAGTTCCGGTAAAATCATGAAATGGAAATTACTCAATTAGTATAAAGATTAGCCCGGCTTTGTTCCGGGCTTTTTTATTACTTTTACTTCGCTTCACTACCGGACGGTGAATCATCCCCCTCTTCACTCACCGTCCAAAATGATCAATTTTGACGATATTATTAATGGTAGTGGTGTCCTCAAGGGACTCAACAAGCTTGAACAGGCTACCATTAAATACGGCGACGTTGCTGTTGCGCAGAATAAACGGGCTGAGGAATCCCTAGCCTCGCTCGCTACCAAAATAACGGAGTATCGGGGTCAGGTAGCCGGGCTTAACAATACGCAAAAAGGAGCCCGGACTCAGGTCGATGGCATGAAGGACGGCGTCGATAAACTCCTGAAATCCTACCAGAATTACCAGGAACTTCTCAAGCGCAATCAGCAGCAACTGGATCTCAATACCGCCAGCATCAAAGCCATAAAAGGTCGCCTGGCTGATTTGCGGGTTGAATACGAAAGCCTCGATCGGAAGGAAGCGCAGAGCGTTGCCCGTCGGAAAGAAATTGCGAAGGAGACCCGCGCAACGGCCGTCATCCTGAACACCCTCACCAAAGCGATTCAAGAGGACACCCGGGCCACGGAAGCGGCCGAAAATTCCTATCGTGCCCTTGATCTTCAGACGCAGAAACTCCGCGCTGATCTGAAAGGCATGAAAGATGCTTTTGATCCGCTAACGGGCGAAATCAATAAGCATAATCGGGCCGCTGTCGAGATGCAGCAGCAGATCATGCGGAACGACCGGGCCTTGAAACAGGCTGACGAGTCTATGGGTTTGCACGGCCGTTCAGTCGGCGATTATGGCAATGCGTTACATAGTCTAAGCACAGGTGGGCTTCAGGGTGTACTTGGAGCGGTTGAAGACATTGGCTACGGGATGGTGGCCGGTAGCGCCAATGCCGAAAAGTATGCGGCCCGGATTAGCGTAGTGGCCGGTGGTATTGCGGTGGCGATAGCCGCAATTTCTTCATTCGTCGAAACGGCTGAAAAAATGGACCGGGTTGATGCCATGCTCAAGGCCGTCAGCCGGGATAGTGCCGATTTTTCCCGTACCCAACAATTCCTGTTGGGCTTGGCCGACAAATTGGGCTTAGAATATAGTGATCTGGCCGATACCTACAAAAATCTTAAAGCCGCTACCAAAGACACAAAATTAGAAGGTAGGGAAACAGAAAAGATATACGCAGCTATTGCTACAGCTGGCGCCAGACTCAAATTAGGCAACGAGGCCGTAGAAGGTTCACTTCGGGCCGTCGCCAAAATGGTGTCATCGGGCAACGTCCAGATGGACGAATTACGTTCCGAATTAGGGGAACACCTTCCTGGGGCGCTCCGGATTCTTGGAGAAGCGCTCGGAATTTCGCAGACTCAGCTTAATAAAATGGTTGAGCAGGGCGAAATTCTGGCCGTTGATGCGCTGCCCAAATTGGCTGAAGGTTATGATAAAGCCTATGGTCTAAAACAGAATGAGAAAATTCAAAGCATTGCTGCCAGTACCAACCGGGTAACCAATGAAACAGGCTTGTTGGTAAAAACCATGAACGAAAGCAAGGGCATTGCTAGGTTCTGGGCTACCATTACCTCAGGCGCACAGGCAGCCTTACGCGATATCCGACTATTGGTTCAAGATGGGGCATGGGGTGATTTGATTGCTCTGGCAACACCTGGCGGCTTTGCGCTAACGGCTAATAAGCGGAAAGACCTGCGCGATAAAGAGGATGCTGTAAATGAGTTTTCGGGGTTGGATGCAGCTGCTCGAAAAAAATATCTGAAAGATTTAGAGCAGGCCGAAGCAGATCTGATTGTTGCTGGTGAAACGGAAAAAGCCAACAAGACCCGAAGTATTAGGCGTAAGCTAGCTGACATCGACAGAAGGGCCATTGTTGCTGAACGGCAGGAGTCCGCCCGTCAGGAGCTAATCGCCGATAAAGAGGCCATCGAGAAGAATGAAACCGACAAGACTCGCTTCCTAAAACAGTCGGTTAAAAAGCGTACGGCCGAGATTATTGCGCTTGAAAAACAGTTGGATGCCGATCCTCAAAATGAAATATTAGCCAAAAAGCTGGACGTTTACCGGAAACTGGATGCCGAGCAGAAAGCCCGTGATAAGGAAGTTGCTGACCGGCTAAAAACTGCAAAACCGGACGATGATTCTGCCTTTGAGAAGCTGGATAAAGAAATCGATAAGGTTAGCAAGAAGCTGGAAAAACAGATTCTGACCGGTGGTGTAAATCCTAAACTTGCTGATGATCTTGCCCGACTAACGAAACAGGCCAAAGAAGCGCGTGAACAGTTGGAGCGAATTGAGAATGGCTGGTTTAACAAGCCAGTCCTCAGTGGTAAAACGGTCAATCCAATCTTTACGAGCGACCTGGACCGGCTTGGGGAAAAACCGCTTATTACTGGCCGTCGTGATAAAGAAGGTAATCTGTTGACCGATGCCCAGATCAAGGCTGAGGAAGATAAACGACTAGCAGCCCAGACCGCCAACTTGTTAAAACAGGGGGAAATACTGCAAGAGTATGGCATCAAACGCTATGAATTGGAGTTTGATTTTTCCCGCACCCTAACGGGGCTAAGAAATGATCAAAAAGCGGAGCTGCTGAATTTGTTGCAACAGCAGCAGGAGGCTGAACAGGCGGGTAATAATAAAGATCTTGAAAACCTGCGTCGGTTATTCGCTCAGAAGAAAGAACTCTACCAACAGGATGCCCAGGATCGCCGTGAAATAGCGATGAAGGCTGTAGAGATTGGTTCCACACTCGTCAATGGCTTGTTCGATATTGAACAACAGAGAAACCAGAACGCACTGGTCGATCTGCAAAAACGTAAGGATTATGAACTTTCGTTGGTTGGCGATAATGAAGCATCGAAATCAGCCATTGAGCGTAAATACGCGGACCAAAGCAAGCAAATTCAGCGCGATCAGGATCTGGCTGCCCGTAACCAGGCACTGTTCAATATTGCCATCAATACGGCCGTCGAAGTCTCCAAATCGCTCTCCAAGCCCGGTTTAGCCGTGGCTATTGCTTTACTGGGTGCGGTGCAGGCCGGAATTGTTTTGAGCCGACCGCTCCCGCAGTATGCCGAAGGAAAAAACGTCGACGATAATTATGCAGGACCGGCCGTAGTTGGCGAGGCTGGCCGGGAAATCTGGATGCACAATGGTCAAGCCCAATTAGTCAATCAGGCTTCGGTTGTGAACGTCGGGCGAAACGATGTTATCTACCCGAACCACATTACGGAAAAGCTCCTACGGGGTGAATACATGGAAGGCAGTGCCATTATGAACCGGAATCAACGGCAACGACAATCGACCGATTCAATGGCTTATAACCGAGAAACCTATCAATCGGGCTTGATTGCCCGCGCAATGGGCTGGGGTGGACCATCCGCCAAAGCCATTGGCAAAGCAGTGGGGGATGAAATCGCCAACCATCCAAAATACGCGCTTTCGTGGGATAAAAACGGTTTCAACGTCTACCAGCACGACGCAGCTACTCGTCGGCAAACACAACGCAATAAACACCAGATTGGCAAACGGTCATGATCGAATTTCGTTTAGCGTCAAAAGTAAAAATGATCGGCATTGACGAGCCGGTGTTAGTGAATCCGGATATTAAGGAGCCGATAAAGTGGTCTGACATACCCTTAGTTGGGTCGGTGGATAAGCGCTTCCATGGCTTTCTGGAAAGCTATAATGAAGGGGATCTGAAGCTCGACTTTACGTGTGATTCCGGGCAGCAGTTGTTGAAAGATCAGTACTATGCCTACGGTACGGATGCATACGTACAATTTTTTGTCGTCGATGTCGATCGGTCCGGCCAAGAATACATTGATTTTTCAGGTAAAATTGATTACGAAACGATTGAGATATTGCCCGGTCGGGTGTCGGTCAGCATCGTCACCAATGACGATCATGACAAGGTGAATAGCCGATGGGAAACACCTATCGACTTGTCAAGTCCAATCAGTCTGGATAACGTCGGTTTTTCGGTTACGCCCGCTATCCAGATTCCGCTATACGGCCAAACCGTTCACGAAATTGGCGAATATAAATGGACCGACCGGCAGACCGAGAATGCCAATTTTTCCGCTGGCTACGACCACGGCGGAACCTTTTACGTTCTGCCAGGTATGACCAAGCAGTTGCCCGTTTCCCTGACGGCCTTGCCTAATGCCCTGCCGGCCCTAAGCACACTGAGCGGAGTAAACACCCTGGCGGCCACTATCGCTCCGCTATCCATTCAGCCGCCGAGTTTAGTTGATGTATCGGCCACAACTGCTGGCGATTACCACCTTGAAGTAGACTGGAATTTTAAGGTTAACGTCGTACTGAGTAAGCCGACCTTTTCCATTGGTAAGCCCAAATTTGCGTTACTTCGCTTTGAGCCAATACTGATCATCAACAAGCCGGGTGCGGCTCCACAGACCATTGCGCTGGCTCCGGCAAAATCCGGGGATGGCTATACCAACAGCGTCGAACACGCTTTTACTGTTAACTACAAAGGTGATTTCGATTGGCCGGTAGGCACCCAGGCCTATCTATTTTGTAAAATACCTGCGTTTACCGTGCAAACGATTTCGCAAATCGGCCTTACGCTCGAAACCAGTACCATTCGCGTGCAGGTCGAACGAAAAACGAGTGCTGAGTCGACCCGCACGCAGGCCTATTTGCTGTCAGATGCGCTGAAGCATATCGTTGGTGCCATTACCTCCAATGTTATCGCCGGTGGCACTGGAGCCGCGTACGGTAGCCTGATCGATGCCGCCAGTGGATCCCAGGCCTTCGATGGAGCGGCTACCGAATATGCGATTACCAACGGCTCTTTACTGCGCGGAATGAACAAAGCAGGCAGTTTTTCCATGAAAGATTTAATGGAAACACTTTGGGCGTTGCACCGGGCTGGTATTCTCTACGAAGCTAACCCGGTAACCGGCCAGCGCTCTTTACGGATCGAAGAAGGGGCTTGGTTCTATCGGGGTGAGGAAATTGCAGTGATTGAGGAAGTATTCGAATATTCCGAAGACCCTGACCTGGACTTGCTTTTCAATAAGATCACTGTCGGTTATGCTAAATATCCGGATTCTGGCGCGGGCGTAACTGAGGAATTCAATACAGTTCATACCTACCAGACACCCCTGGTTAATCGGGTGGCTACCGAAGAAATTTTATGCCCACTCATTGGGGCAGGAACTCAGATTGAAATGGCAAGGCGGTTGGGTATAACGCAACTGGTCAATGGCGTTTCACAATCATCAACTGATGCTGGCGCCTACGATGATGACGGATTTATCATTCACGTTCGATCAACCGTGCACGCGGACACGTTCACGTTTATTGTAAATGCACCGACGGCTCAGAAGCCGTATGTATCGCATTATTTAAAATTTTCCTCCAATATCATTACCCGGTTAGCGGGCGGTGTCATTCTGAAAATTGGCGATAAAATCACCATTTCCGGTACCGGTACGGTTAATGATGGGAAGACTTACACGATTTCGGCTGTATCGGGACTTCTGTTTTTATCCATATCACCTACTTACGAAGTTAAACCGGATGTGCCCATGGTGGCGGCAGGTCCAATTGCTGGTAGTTGGCGCGTAACCGGCCAAACCGTTCAGCCGAGGACCAACGAGCGGTTGGATGTTTCAGGAATAGCTGATCCGGCAACGACTTATAATCTAGAGCTTTCACCCGCCCGAATGCTACGTCGGCATGCTGCCTGGATAAATTCCGGGCTGGCTTACAAAAAGACGACGGAAGTCCTGCGGTGTACATCCTACAAGCAAAACGGAACGATGTCGACGCAGGCTAAAAGCAGCGCCAGTCCATTGCCCGGCGACCCGGATAAGCAGTTCATTAAAGAGGTAGGCGATATTCCCCTTGGCGCCTTGGCTCGGTTTGAAAAGCTGTTTTCACCAGAACTGATCAAGGTCCAGTGTCGGATTCCGCGTGAAGTGCGCCGGGAAATCTTTGCGGCCATGACGAACCGGCATACAGACCCAGACAAGAACCTGGGGTATCTGACCATTCGGAATCCGGATAAAAATCTGGTTTCAGGTTACCTTCGGGAAATACGGTACAATTATTCGTCGGAGGTGGCAGATCTGATTTTGCGGAAGCGGAAGCCCATCGTCGATGCCAACGGGTTTACCTGCAATGATTATGCGAACATGACGGTTGCCGAGTTAGCCCAGATCGACCCGCAGTTTTACATGTTCTGTTTATATTCTGATTTCGCCTGAGTTGTTGTAATTCAGGCCTCCTTTTGTATTTTTGGTTCACAATGCCCCTCTACCGGACGGAGCGGCTGCTACTTCACCTATTTCAGCAGCTTCGTTCCGATGGCCGATATCAATCTCATCCTGCCGGGGGATCAAATCAATGTTTTTCGGGAAAAGGCCAATACAGCGTTCGGCGAGATTATTGTCGGTCTCGAACTAACGCCCGACGGTATTTTTAAAGCCACCCGGCTTAGTGGGGAAGTCGTCGAATTAAATTTCTCACTGGTATTTCAACTCCTGGCCGGTGGCGGTAATTCAGGCTCAATCCCCTCTGCATCGCCTACAGAACTGGGTACAGTTCAGCTCTATGACGAGGACGACACCACTCAAATTACCAGCGAAACACGCGTTCCATCAATTGCCACGGTCGTTCGTCTTCTTGATCAACGGCTAACCGGCCTTGGTGGAGGCCGTGGCCCCTACAACTGGTCAAAATCCTACAATGAGGAGGCTCAGCAGCTAACCATTACCATTATTACGGATGGTAATACGCCCCAACTGCGTCTTTTCGACATGGGCAATGCTCAGGGCTGGCAGGTAGCCCAAGCGGTAGTCGGTCAGACGAATCGATTCAGCTTCACCTTCACCAACGTAACCCAGAACGGCACGCTCGGCATTCGGGCGAACGTAGACGGTACCGTCGCACCAGGGGACCGGATGCCGGTCGATATCTACGCCGAGGATTTTTTCGACTTTTCCAACTAAGCCTGCTATGATCTTCTACAATCGACAGCAGGCGAAGCAGTTTTTCCGGAAGCTGGGCCAGGAACTGAACGAGTTACGAAATCGAATCTTCGATACGGAGGCTGGTATTTCGGCTTACCATAAACTGCGCAATCAGGTTTTTCAGCAAAATGGCGCGGTCTGGACATTCGTCGCCGGAAGTACCAAACCTCTTACGCCGGGTCGGGTCATTGCCGCGCATACCGACAAAGGTGTAGGCCGCTGGGAGCGAGATACGTCCCTGCTGAGTGACGATCTGTTAGTTCTCTATCCCAACCTGCCCAACTTCCAAAGCCAGACCCAGGCCGATGGTCGGTACCGCAAACTAGCGGATAAGGTACCCTACGCCGAACTGTCAGGAAAACCGGATTTGACCATTTACCAGACCCTAACCCAAACTGACAACCGGTACCGAAAGCTGGCCGATCAGGTTCCCTTTGCTGATCTGTCCGGTGCGCAGGCTGGCCTTTTGGCCCTGTTTCCAGAACTACGCTACAGCATCGGCGGGGCAGTACGGGGCGTGTATCCCCAATTCTCCGCCGAGTTTTCCGATGATTTTGCTTAACCCCCACCCGCACCGATGAGCGACAACCGACCCCTATTTCTTCAGGTATTCGACACCCTTGCGGCCGGGGCTGCCCGGTACTGGCCATGGCCGAAGAATCGCCTGGACCGCCCGGTTTTGTCGGGTAAAGCCAAAGAGCTGTTTTCGGCTTCGCTCCGCACCAATCCCGATGGGCTAACCACCCAGCTCGTAACGGATCTGCCCGATGGTGCCCGGAGCGCCGAAGCGGCTGAAACGGACGATTTACAGGGCATTACCAACCAGGGCAACCAAACCGACGACCATCTGATCACAAACGGCTATACCATGGAACAGTTCCCCACTGTCGAGCAGGCGACACTAATAGCCGTCATCGACAACGACACCTACCCCAATTACAACCAGGGCACCAAGGATTTACAAGGTATTAAGGCCATGAGCCTGACCAACCTGGCGGCTCAGTTAAAACCACTGCTGGATGAGTTGCCAAGCGTTGATGCGCCGATCGCTTCGGTCATTGGTCGTTACCGGGTTGTGGCCGATGCAGTCAGTCTGAAAGAAATTCGAATCGGTGGGGTGCTCGGCCTGGCCAAAGGTTCGTCAACGCCCAAAAGCGTCACGGCCTATTATACCGATGGTTCGACGCAGGACGTCACCGGCTCCGCGTCCAAATCAGTGTCTAATGATGCGCTGGCCAGTTGGTCGTTGGATGGGACGCTTACGGCCGCAGCCGGTTTGGGCAATAATACCATCGTGCTGACAGCGACGTATCAGGGAAAGAGTTTTACCCAGACTGTGGCCCTGTCGGGTGACACGGCACCCTACGAAGTGAGCCGGGGTTTTTCGGGTCTTGGGTCACTAACCGAAGGTAGCGGATTGAGCCTGAGCATTAATGTGGTCTCGCACATGTCCTCCGGGCCGGACCAACCGTTTACAGGCGGGAAGACCTACAGCAAAGCCGACGAGTTTCCTCCGGGTGCGGGACTGACGCTGATCAGTGGTGGTGGGGTGAGCGTATCAGCCCCCAATGCCAACACGCTACAGGCCGATCAGGTGCGTCATATCCGGTGCATGTTTGATGATGGTACGGCCATCGAAGGCGAAATCACCTTCGTCAATACCGACGATGTGAACTTGCCGATGACAGGCGTCTCGGGGTTTACGCCCCAACTCTTCGATACGCCCCTGGCCGCCAATGTCCTGCCGACCGGCTGGCTCAAACCCAACGGCGGCAGCTGGCAGGTGGGCAGTGGGGAACTGTGCCAAAATTCGGACAGCACCTACGACGATAATTACGTGGCGGTGATCACCGAAAACGGCACCTACCAACCGGCTAACTCAACGATCATCAAAGCCATCATTACACCCCGCTCATTTACCAACAACAGCGAAACAACCCGCTTTGGCGTCGGTCTTCGGCACGGCACCAGTGCCAATTCGGGCGGGTATAATCTACTTTTTTATAACAATACCGGTTACGTCGAATTCCTGCACGATGGGCAGGCGCATGGGCCGCACTATGCTTTCAACTGGCAGGGAAATGTACAATACGGCTTTCTGCTGGAGTACATGGAAACGCCCGATGGGCTGGCTACGCTGCGGGGCCGCATCTGGAAGATGACCGATGTCGAACCGACCACCTACCCATACCAGTGGGTTGGCGTTCCTCGCCAGTCGGGTTACCCAGCCCTGATTTTAGGTGCCTGCCTGACGGCGGGGGAGCCGTCCAAAGCCTGCTGTCAGGAAGTCTACACCTTCAAGCCTAATACGCCCCAGATTGATACGATCTGGTGTAAGCGCCGGGCGGATTCGTCGGGCAATATCAACATCAATCTCGTCGTACAGGGAACCGGCCGTTTTGAATACCAGATGGTCAAAACTCCGCTGGAGGATTACGTCGGCTTCATCCTGCCCTCCGCGACCGAACCCACATCGGCCACCTCCGGATCGGTTATTTCCACCACGGCCAGCGACATGACTGACCCGGCTTCGGTGCGCATTCGGGTCGAAGGCGATGATTCGACGGCTCAAACCGTCCTTATTCCGGCCGCTACCAACACCTGGACTAAAGTTTATCAACGCTCATGAGTACTTTGCAAGAAAACGACATCATCGATGTTTTTTTAACGCCGGAGGGCGAACAGACCTTTCGGCTGATGCCAGCCGGTACCGATTGCTCGGTCGATCTAACCACGCTCAGTCAGGCCATTAGTCTGGCCAGGTCGGGTGATCTGCTGGCCGCTTCGGCACTCCTGCCCGGTTATCATATTGAATCGCTGGGCTGCGCCTTTAACGACGAGCTGTTTCTATTGACCAGCGATGCGGATTATACCGAAGTCGAGGCCGGTACCGGATCTGGCTTCGATTATTCCTACCAGCCGGCGATCGCAGCCGGTCAGGATTTCTTAGGCACACCCATTCAGACCTCGGCAGCACCACGGCTCACGGCCATTGCCCAGATCAAACCACGGCCCAAGGGCAACTGGTATCCCCTGCCGGAGCAGACTGCGCTGAACGTCGCTAAGCCCGACCGGATACCACCGTTTGTGGCGCGGGGCATGATCAGCTACGCTGGTGGTTTCTACAGTGAGGAGATCAATAACCAGTTCGACGAGCGGTTTACGCATTTCGCTGAATCGGCGCAGTGGCCGGGGGGTACGTATCCGACCACCCGCAAACGCATGATCGAGCAGGCCTTTTACCAGCAGGCCTGGGAATGCGCCAACGCGCTGGCTGATCCGAATTTTATCCAGAATGTGCCCGATCGGGACACCGTTCGCCAGCAGCTCTACGACTGGAGCTCACGTCAGGCCAGCGGCCCGGACAATGGGTATGAAGGAAATCACATCCTGATCACTAGTGAAGAGGCCTGCAAATGGTACGCCCTCTACATTTACCTGCTGTTCAATACGCCCGACTGGAAGGGAGCTGGCGTCGATGCTTTTTCGATCAATCAGGAGGTCAACACCCGGCGCGAGGAAGGCGGTTTGACGGCCTACCAGCAGTGGTACCAGCAGGGGGCGTGGCTGGTGAAGTGGATTCTGTCCTGGGCGGCTACGGGTGGCAACAACACCATGATCAGCGTGCTGACTGACCACGGTAACCTGACTCACCCAAACCCCGAATACTACGCTGATCCGGTGAATGGCGATCCGAATCTGCCGGGCTACATGCATTACAGCACGATGCCCGAATACATCCGGGGGACGAGCCAGAGCGACCCGATCGGTAATACGACGCTGCTGTCGCAACAGGTCCGATCGGGCAAAGCGACCATCGGCTCGAATACCTACTGCCGGGCTACGCGCTCAGCCAGCATGTTCGAGAAAAATTCGGATGGCACCTTTAAGATCGTCAATGGCGAGCCGGTTCTGCGCACCGATAAACGGACGGTGACCATCAACGGGCAAACCTGCATTCTGACCCGTTTTGATGGCTACCGGGCGCTGGTGGGACATTACAACATGCTGGCCCGGTATCTGGCGAATGATTTCTTTCTGGCGGGCTGTGTGCACCTGGCTGATTATAATACCCGCAAATCAGGCTACGAAGCGATCCAGCTATCGGGCGCTTACCGGCTGGATACCGAAGTGCCACCGGAAGTGGATCAGCTGGGACTATCGCCTGACGAGGTGGATTCGCTTAATAATCGTCCGCTCTATGGTCCCTGGGCCGAATCCTGGGCCTTCTGGCTGTATATGCATAACCCCATCATTCGGGGCTTTATGGAGAATCAGCCCATGACGGTGCTGGGGGCTGATAATGGCAAAAAGTCCAAAGCCAGAGCCTCAGTCGAGACGACGTTGAAGGGTTTCCAACGGGCGGCCAATTTCAACTGGCTGTTTACGGTACCACACAAGATCGGCTACGCCAAGCTGCCCATTTTCAAGAATTACACCGATTTCACCAGTGAGCGGTATGAGCAGTTCTGGCGTAAACCGGCCATGCAGGTGCGGATTGCGACCAAAGACGGTCTGCCGACGTTGTGGTTTGCCGGTGAAATGCCCTGGCAGGATGAAGGCGTAATGACCGACGGCGTTTTGTGGGGTGATAACGGGGCTGGCGTAGTGACGCCGGGCTACAAAGTCACCTTCGACGGACCGATTTTAACGGCGGATTATTTCTCGCTACCCTCGGCAGCAACGGGCCTTTTGCCCAAGCACATCTACCTGCAGCTGACGGATATGACCGGCGAGCTGCTCACCTTCCGGTTTGACTACCGGGAAGCCCGCATTACCAATCACCCCACCCCTCCGTCACTAGCCTAGTCCATGAAAAAGTTACTCGTTTTTCTGTTTTCCCTGCTTTCCCTGACGGCTGTTGGTCAGGGAAAGCAGAAAGTGGAGGTTCGTAAAAAAGGCGCGGCCTTAAGCTCTCCACCGCTGTATACCGTCGAAGCCATTCGCGATAAAACCAAGTATCCGCTTGGTAGTCTGGCGATGACCAACAGCTTCACCACGGCCGCTGTATCGGGTGCGTTTAACCTGACGGTACTCTGTGAGAGTGGTGCCCGGCCGGTGATCCCCAAAGGTACCCGGCCACCGACCGTTTCACCCTGCCCAACGAGCGCAGTATCCGCCACGAGCACCATCGGCCTGGCGGTTCGCTATACCTACGGAGCTAACAAGCTGCAGCTGCGCGGGTCGGGTACGGGTGAGTTTCAGATGATGATCGAGCCCGTCGACGGCCGCACGCTTACGCTGTCGAATGAGCAGAACCCGGTGCTTCACCAGAGCCAGTTCTACTCGCCAGGCCTAGTCAATGACGGTAGTACGTATACGCTCGACTGGACCTTTCAGGGCGTGCCACAGATCCCGCTGAAGCTATCGTTTCGCCGGGATGGGGTGACCTACGTCCGCACGATCACGCCCGTTGTCACGGCCACGGCCCAGCAGCTATTCGTAGCGGCTAACTCCAGTCCACCCACCACGACGCCAGCCTATTCGTCAACCTTTGCTCAGCTGTTTGTCTCGCAACCCGATCAGGGCTGGAGTGGCAGCGATGTAAAGACCATTTCGAACGGCAGACTTACGCTGGGCTTTAAGCGGTCGCTGGGGGCGGCTCTGTATTCGGCTATTTATAACCTGAAGGAGCACATTAACGATCTGATCGTTAATCCGAATGGTACGCCGATTTCGGACAAAGGCCGTCAGGATATGAAGTCGGTCTACCGATCTCCCCGCAGGGCGTTCCTGATCAACGGCTACAGCACGGTAACGGAAGGCTATGACACCGGCGATAACGGCGTGCAGGGTGGCAACAAAGATCCGCACTTCGATGTCTCGACAGTCTACGCCAGCGCCATCTATGATCATCCGACGCTGGGGACGATGTTCTACGCCAAGTTCCGACCCAAAGTCTGGGGCGTACCCAACACCGACTGGACCGGAGTCATCGAGCAGTGGTTCTGGATGGATGGGAATGCCTGGGGGCAATACTACCGGATGGTCACTGAGCCGGGCTTTGAAGATCAGCGCCAGTTTAAATCTGAAGATCAGGAGAACCCGTCGATTTATGCCTGGGCCAGGTTTACCGATCAGCGCATTCCGGTCGGGACGCCAGGCTCAGGCTCGACGAATTTCTTTCCGAGCAACTACCAGCAGGAGAATTTCTCGAAGAATATATTCTCCTCCGAGTGCCGGGCGGGCGTGTACGGGCAGGGAACGGGGCTGACCATTTATTCGCCCATCGATGCTAATTACAAGGTCGGCCAGTTCAGCAATATCGACGATGGTCCCAATGGCCACGGCGCTTCCTACGTGGCTAACTGCGGCCAGCGTAACTACGACTCACCGGGCACGTATGAGGATTGGGTGTTTGTCATTCTGGGTACGGAAAGTGAAGCCGTGGCCAAGATTGCCACCCTGCCGCCGATCGATCAGTCGGTTAATTTTCTCTTCAATACGGTCGATAATAAATGGCAGAACGGCGATTGCCGGGCTAAACTCGAAAACGGCCAGTGGACCGTCTACGTCGGTGATCAGAAGGAAGACAATGGTCACTTCTCTACCAACGGCTCGTTTACTTCCCCGGTTCGGGCCTGGTCGAATCTAGCGGGCGCTACCCTCAAATTCGATATGGCGGTAACGGGTACCGACCAGCTCCGTTTCACCTGGGATACACCCGGCGTGTCCGGCCAGAACCATCACGAAATGACGATCCCCGTCAACGGCGACGGGGTTCGGCGCACCTACACCGTTACGCCGGCCTGGTCAGGTGTGATCAGTTGCTTCGGGCTTCAGGGCAACGATCACGTTCAGGCCGGCGTGGGCAAACTCATCATGTATTCTGTAACTAAATAAGTCAATGGCAGCGCTTTCGTTAACGGCACTCGTCGACCTGATCAAGGCTAAGTTTACCCTTACGGCCTATACGGACCGCATCACCGCGCAGTCGCTCCGGGATGTGAATCTGGCGATGGTGGATACCATTGCGTCATTCAAGAATTTAGCCAATAATCCCAAAGGAGCCTGGAACGCATCGACCAATACACCAACCCTATCGGCAACCCCGTCAGCGGCTGGCGATGCCTACGACGTCTCCGTGGGTGGCACGCAATCGATCACCGGCACCTCAGAAACCTTTCAGGCCGGTGATATCATCAAATCCGATGGCACGCACTGGTACCGGATACCCAGTGTCAATGTACCCGCCGATGGGAGTGTGACCGACTCCAAGCTGGACTCGTTTGTAAAGGCCCGGCTGAATGCGATCACGACCATCAGCTTTAAAAATACCGGCGTGCCCAGCTTTGCCACCGGCCCAGGCTCGACGGCCGCTACGGTCACCTTTTCCAATAGCCTGCTGTCGGTTCGGGCTACCGACACCAGTAAGTTCGCAGCGGCCGTCAACTCAGCGGAGGTGCTCAGCGCCGTGGTATCGAACGTAAACAGCTTTGTCGTTGTCGGTACCGGGGCGGGTAAAACCTTCTTTGTGAACGTGGCCATCGGGGGTGATCTGGGTAAGCTGTATACGGTCAATTCGGGTGGATCGCTGAGCGTAGTGACACCCTTGGACGGCTTTTCGGCCATTAATGCGGGCAACAAAATAAAGGTTGCTTTTTCGCCTACCCAGGTCGTATTGACTAAATCCGGCGACGGAATTACTTGGTCACCGCTGGGTACAGTTGACCGCGCCTACGGCATTACCAGTGCGCGTATCGGTACGATCAATTTCAGCACCTCGATCATTGAGGACTTGACCTTCTCCGGCGTCGTGCTGACCGAGCAGGGCGTAAAAAGCGAAGTCGATCTATCCAGCATCGACCAGGCGAATGCGCTAAGCCGAACCGCGCAGGAGTTTGTCCTATTAGCCGATCCAGCCTCCCCCTCTGGGCTAAAGCGAATTCCCTCGGTGACCCTGTTTCCAGACGTGGCGGCCAACGGCAACAAAATCACCTATGCCCAGAATCAGGCGGTCAGTTTTTCGCTGGCCAATAATCCGGGGGGTACGTTTAGCTTCAATTATGCGCCCAATGGACTGCTGCAGGTGAGCGCGGGAAATACCACCGGCACGGCCATCGCCAGCGCCATCACCGATCAGGAGGTGTCGCAGGCGTACCTGAATTTCTCAGCCGGAAAGCCAGGCTGGATCGTCACCGGCGCGTCAGGCAGTGGCAATACTACACTGGTGTATTCGCTCAACATCAACAGCCCACTCGCTGAATTTATCGTCATCAATCAGGCGGGGGTGTTTTCCAACCTGGCTAACGTCGTGCCCGTCACTGGCGCAGCCCTAACGGGTAGTCAGTGCCGAATCGACTTTGCGGCAAGCACCATCAAGGTGTACGATTACGTGAATGGCGCGTTCGTGCTGTGGGCAACCATCAATAAGTCTACGTATGGCATTACCCGCAACGTGACGGGTACCTGGGGGGCGGGCACCTTCGGCAACCTGATCCGCTTCAGCTCGATCAACCTGGTGTATTCGGGGAATGGGCAGACGGTTGATCTAACGACCGTGGCCGAAGTGACCAATCTGGACGCTAACACATTTGTTGGGCTGTATTCGCCAGGCGTTACGGCTGGGGTGGGTAAAACAACGCTGCCGAATCTGGCCACAGCGCTGGGGGTTCGGCGTGCCTGGGCCGGAAAGACGATTGTGCTGTACATGGATAGTATCTCCAGCAGCTACTATCCGGAATACGGGATTCAGTTATCGGCGAAAACCGGCGCCACGGTCATTTCCAAAGGCTATCCGGGATTGAACGTGGCGCAAACGGCCGATACCACAAAGCTCGATGATGTGGCCGCGCTGCATCCTGATTTGATTATTCTACTACCAGGTGGGAACGATGACGGGGTTGCGGGAACGGTGGGTACGTTTTACGGAGCATCGGGCGAAACGATGGTAAATGATCCGAACCCATCGGCCCCATACGCGGGTACAAAGTACATCGAAGCGATCGCCTACACGGTGCGGTATCTGAACAGCAAATTGTATGATTTCCGCATCGGCAACACGGGCCCGTATACCGGTGTCAAAAAGCCGCAGATCGTGCTGTGTAACGGACTACCGAGAAAGGTTTCCAGCAATGATCTGACAACGGCATCGAACAACCCAGCCAATCATTTGCGCAAAGCGACGGCCGTTCGAGAGATCTGTGACCGCTATCACCTAAAAATGGTCGACACGTTTCGGGGTTGCGGCTGGGACATGAGCCTGGAGCCCTACTTCGATCCGACGATTGATTATCAACTGAACCGGGGTGTGCTCACCAATGACGGATTACACCCCAATGCCTACGGTTACGACCGCATCACTGACCTGGTTGTGGCTACGATATAGCCTAAAAACAGAAAACAGTCTGGCTACTTGTGCAGGGCGCCCGGACTGTTCTCAAATGAGCTCATTGCCCGATCCTTTCCCGGAAGGAGCGTAACAAATAACGCTTCTTTCGATGAGAAAATCAATTCTTCAATTCCATCAGATCGGCGTATCGATCTGGCTGGCTGTACTGCTGACGAGTAGCGCCTTTGCGCAGTTTGGACAACCGCGTGTCCCTCAATTTCGGCAGGGCAATAACAACCTGCTTGGTATGCGGTTATCGCTGATTGGCGAACTGGTCACGCCGTCCTCATCGCTAACGGTACTTACCGAAATCCGTACCTGTGAAGCCTGTCCGGTTGCCTGGCAGGTTAACATGCTTCCGGTTGGAAACGGTACTGGCTTGATTCGAGGGCAGCTCCCAAATCTCGGACAAGGCATCTACTACTGGGGCTTGCGCATCAAACGGGCTAATGGAGAAATACCTTTCGCGGGGGGTATTGGTAAACTTCAGGTACTACCAACGGGTGCGCTGGAAAGCATCAGCGATGCGACCGGCTATACCATCAATATCAACGAGGATAAGCTGGTTACCTATGTGAATATAGGGAGCGAACCGGGCGCGGCCATTGCGGCTTATCTAGCTGGTGAGATGCGTAAAACCGCCGATTCCATTTTTGCCGTTCAGGATGGTATTGACTCATCGGCTACTGTCGCTCAGGCGAACGCAGCCGCAGCACTGACCTACAAAAACGCGGCTGCTACCTCGGCAGGGCAGGCCTCCGCCAGTGCGACCGCAGCCCAGACGTTTAGTCAGCAGGCACAGACCTACGCCGGGAACGCCAATACCAGCGCTGGAAATGCCAGTACTAGCGAAGCCAACGCACTGACCTACAAAAATGCAGCTAGTACGTCGGCTGGGCAGTCGTCCGCTAGTGCAGCCGCTGCCGCAACGTCGGCCAGCAACGCTACTAGTTCAGCGCAGGCCTCGGCTACGTCGGCGGGTCAATCATCTGCCTCAGCCACAGCCGCGCAGACGTCCGCTACAAATGCGAACAATTCCGCGACGGCCGCGGCTACCAGTGCCGGGCAGGCCTCCGCCAGTGCGACCGCAGCTGCTACGTCGGCTCAGGCAGCTGCCACCTCAGCTAGTCAGGCCAGTGCCTCAGCCACAGCCGCGGCTACCAGTGCCAGTAATGCCCAGGCATCGTATACCGCCACAGCCGCACTGGTAGCTAACCGAGTCGTGACAGCGGCTTCAGTGGCTACAACTTACACGATCGATCTCTCGCAGGCCGATAACACCTTCGCCTTTATCACGCTGACGGGTAACACCACGCTGACAATCTCGAATGCGGCTCAGGGCAAATCCTTGTATCTGCGCGTAGTGCAGGGGGGAGCGGGTTCATTCACGCTCACCTTTCCGGCTGGGGTGAAGTTTCCGGGAGGATCGGCGATCGATTGGAACACGACGGCGGGATCTGTGAATGTGTTTTCGCTGGTCGCTTCCTCTAGCTCTGCGTATGATGGCTTCTACTCCAAACAATAACCATCCATGAAAAAGCTACTCATTATTTTATTTCTGACCATTAGCCTGGCTGCCTGTGGCCAGATGACTATTCGGCCGACGATTGGCCAGTTTACCCCATCGCTCGTGCTGGATTTTTCGCGCGGTACCTTCCCGATCGGGCCAACGTTTACGCGCTCGTCGATTGCTACCTATTTCGATCAGACGGGTACGATGCAGACGGCTTCGGCCAACACGCCCCGGATTGATTACGATCCGGTGACAGGCGATTGTAAGGGATTATTGATTGAGGAGTCGCGGACGAATATGCTTATTTACAGCAATACGTTAACAACTTGGACGTCAGCAGGTGCAGTTGCGGGTGTTTCAGCTATAACTTTGCCAGGTACTTCTTTAGGCTATAACCGCTTTAGTGTATCCAGTGCAGGGCAGGTCTGGCATCGTATTGAGAATCCGAATACCTCACTAAGCGTTACGTCAGGGACGACATACGCTGGTTTTGTTATCTATGAAACAACGGGTACTTCGGGGCGCATTCGAATTGTGCTTCGAGATGGCACTTCTGGGTCTTCAAATGAAACCTTAATATCTGGCCTTGTTGGGTCGCCAGTTAATTCTCAAACGCAATCGGGTACTGTCACGATCTTGTCAAATGTTGCGCTCAGTCCAACAGTCCGGAAGGTCTCTTTTAGTTATACCCCCAACTTTACAGGCAGGCTACTTTTAGGCTTAGGTGCGGATAATGCAACTTCAGGCACAACCGCCGTATTTCTGGCCGCTCAACTTGAGCAGGGCGCTTTCCCCACCTCCTTCATTCCCACCACGAACGTAACTGCCACCCGCGCGGCTGATGTGTGCAGCATGAGCAATATTTCAAGCTGGTATAATCAGAGTGAGGGGACTGCCTTGGTAGAATTCAGCGAGATGACGACTACAGCGAGTCGGCTAATTAGCTTTTCGGATGGGGGGAGTAACAATAGTATCAACGCTGGGGGGCGGACAGCTGCCAGCTTTTACATCTTCAACAATATTACAGTTGGAGGAACTAACACTGCAAACGTAACAACCAATTCGCTCTCTACCCCTCAGTCTGGTAAGCTAGCTACGGCCTGGAAAGCAGGCGATCATGCTTCAAGTTTGAACGGAGGAACAATACAATCGTCCTCAAACGCGGCCGCTCTACCTACTGTGAACAAGTTAAATATAGGCCGAAATGAAAGCGGTGTGACCCTAAACGGCTATATCCGACGCCTGGTCTACTACCCCCGTCGCCTGCCCAACGCCTACTTACAATCCTTAACGCAATAGCTATGTTTCTTCTCGATTCCCCCGACAAGTGGAGGGCAGTATGGCCCTTTTTAACTGATGCCGAAATCGCTAATTACGTCGCGGACGGCACGCTGATTCCTGAACTGCAAGCCGAAGCCCATCCCCGAACAACCGGCCAGCAGTATTCGGGCAATGCAGCTGTTCGTGCTGTTTTCTTATTCCAGGGCGAGCAGGTTTCGCCCATTGGAGCGCCCTGGTTTCAGGTCGTCATGAAGCCCGCGACGATCTGGAAAGTGGCCATGCTGGTCGCTCAGGAAGAGACCGAAATCGCGGCAAAGCTCATCGAATTGAACGGCGGCACCATGCCCAACATCCGGCCACCGCTGCCACCGGCCGAGCCAGTGCCGACCGAACCGGAGACGCCCGAAGCCGGCGAATAAGTACATTTTTCACCTAACAACTCATCGTAACGCGTAATGAAAGAGGGCTATGAAGCATGGAAAGCAGTGCCTGGTGATGTACTTATTGCCATGTGCCTATTTGTGGGCGCCCTGGCCCGGTTGACCCGGAACGAAGCAATTGGCATCTGGGTCGCAGCGAAGGAGTTTTTCTACTCGCTGGTCGTGGGTGCCGTAATTACGGGCTTTGCGATCTGGCTCAGTGACTGGGAGCTAAAGACCGCCTGGTGGGTGGCGCTGGCCGCTCCGATGGCCTGCTCGATGATCGTCGAAATTGCTGAAAAGAAAGCGCATGACATCCGGGATATGAGCCTGACGGAGACGATTACCTTCATTTTCGATGAAATTCAAAAACGCTTAAAAAAGCAAACACAACCGTAAACTGTATGATCACTGTAACTGATTTAATCCTTCTTGCCGCAGCGCTGCTGTCGGTTTTCTTTGTGGCAGGCCTGCACAATGTCCCCTTCATCGTTCGGGGATCGGTCGGGCTGATTGGGCCAGGCTTTCTGTTGACGTTCCTGCTGCACTACCAATACGCCCGGCACGTTGACTACGGGCTTATTCTGACGGGCGTGGCGCTGATCCTGTCGGCTAGTACCGGGTTTCGCTACCTGAAGAACACGCCGATGACGCGCGGGGAAAAATTCAAACTGGCCTGGCGCTTTGCCATCGGCTTTGCTCTGTCCGCAGTCGCAGTAACGGCCGTGGCCGCGCTGATCCTGGGCTTTGAAAAAAGCCGGGCATCACCGCCAAAGTCTACCCAGGCACCGGTTTCGGCTACGGTCGCCGTAGGGGATACCACAGAAGCCGCTATCGCCAAATTCAATTCGGTCCGCGGGAAATGAGCACGTTCGATCGACTCCTGATTCACCTGGTCATTGGCCTATTGTGCATGGCCGGTTTGCTGTTTTGTGCTGGCGCGAAGGCGCAGACGATGCCGTCGTTTTATTCCCAGGATCCGGGTTACTGGTACGGTCAATATCTAACCCAGAGGTCGAAAGCCGATAGTCTGTCCAAGTTCGGCACAACGGCCATTAACGGCTTGCAAGCCAGCTTAGATACTGCTAATAATCGAATTAGCAAGCAGGCAGCAATTCAGCAAAAGTCGGATGATCTGCTGACGGACCTGAAAGACGAGCTGGACGATGAATTTATTCGCGGCCGGTTTCTGGGCTGGGGACGCAGGGCATTTATTAAAGGACTACTTAAAAAGCTACAATCGAAATGAACCGATACACGATTTCAAAAGCGGGGATAGCCTTTATCAAGAATGAGGAAGGCTGTAAACTCCGAGCCTACAAAGATCAGGTTGGCGTTTGGACCATCGGCTATGGCCATACCGGGCCGGATGTGACACCGGGCTTACAGATCACGGCCGAACGGGCTGAGCAGTTACTCGTTCAGGACCTAGGCAAATGTGAAAAGGCAATTCAGACAAAGATCACGCGGGTATTATCGACGAACCAGGTTGATTCGTTGTGCTCGTTCGCCTTTAATGTTGGAGTTTCCGCCTTTGAGGACTCGACATTATTAAAAACGATCAACGTCGATCCGGTTAGTCCGGAGGTTCGTCGTCAATTTATGCGGTGGACAAAAGGGACAATTAATGGAAAGAAAGTCGATCTGCCGGTATTGATTGCCCGTCGCAAACGTGAAGCCAACCTGTATTTTTCATAGAGTGAGATTATTAGGAAGGAATGTAAAAACCCAGACTGTCTTACGGCCTGGGTTTTTTGTTTATAATGACTGAATATAATTATAAGTAGCATTTACGTCCGTCGAGCGGAAAATATACCCCTTTGGCTGATTACCACTGACGATGAGCACGTCATCGTCAGCTTCAGCGCCCGGCTCCTCATTAGCTTGGGCAATGCATGTATAAGGCTGATCGCCGACCATAAAATACAGGAGTAGGCCACGATTTTCGTGGATAACGCCGTTACCAAGTTGGGTTTTAAGTTGCAGGAGTTTGGGTTGATTCATACGGTTTTTGCAAGTTTGGACACGCTTTTCAGGGTTTTCGATTCATTTTCTGCATTTTTTTTCCAGAAATGGAAATTATTTCTCGTACCGATTATTCTTCCGATACTCTAACTCTTCATTCAAAAGCTGATCAATCCGACGAACCGGAAAAATGGGTTGAACTGGCTTTAACGAACGCTCCAGTTTCTTAACCCGGTCCAACAGATCCACATACTGTTTTAGTGTTAAGAGCACTAGTGAATCGTCACTCGTAACCAGTACCGGCGTAGGCTTAATGGCCTTACTGATCGAATCGGCTGGCGTTTGTGCCAGTGCGGGGCTGGCCAGCAGCAGCAGGAGAATAAGTTGAATCAGTTTCATAGTAAATCGAATATGGACAGTTGCCCGGTGTACGAATTCACAAGCTCAGTATCGAATTGCCAGAAGCCCTGGCTCCCTTTGGCGGGAATCGGTTTGTCGAACAGGACCGGATCGGTCAGTTTCCACGCATAACGATCAGGTGAATAATCGCCGTAATAAAATTCCTTTGGCTTACCCGGTCGGCAGTGTTTCTTCATCCAGGCCTCGGAGGGGATGCAGTCGACGAGGTTGACCGTACCGAGGATGGAGCCGCACGGCAGTTTAACATCCTTTAGATCTGACGCGAACGGTTCCTGCAGCAGCAGTTCCTTACACCATTTCGGCATTTTCTTCGACGCATGAATGCCCAGTTCACCGCGGACTTTCGTTGGCCAATGCCGGGTCTCGAATTTTTTCAGCCCTAACACAACGAGCGTTGCGTAGGGCTGATAGAGGCTAATAATTCTCATTTAAGCGCATCGACGATTGACTGAAACAGCTTATCCTTTTTCTGCTGGAATTCGGGCAATTCCTCAAAAGGCACTAGGCAGGGGTGCGTTTTCTTCTCCGCATCTTTCACTTTGCCATATTTCCAGCCATTCGCGATCTTATCGGCAGACCAGGCCTCGTGCTGAGCCGACGCCGGCGCATCTGGATTTTCTAAGCGAAACCGGACGCCAGCAATAGCCGAATCGCGTTGCCATTGCTCGGCTTCGTCCCAGTGTTTTTGTGAAAAATCACCGTCTGATTGGCACCAAGCTCGGTTCGCTTCGTGGCAGGCCTTGGCGATAAAAATGGTAATCATAGTCAGGTAACCAGGCGAATTTTTAGGGGTTGATTGCATTGTATGAATTGGTTTAATTAGTTGCTTGTGGTTGATACTTGCCGCAGGTAGGCCAGCCGATCAGGTGATCTGTCGTCACGGATGCCGACACACCCCGGTATTCGCATTTGTAGTACCGTTTGCCATTATGGGCATTGCAGCACAGATGATCGCATGATTTACACTTTGTCCCTTCGGGGCCTTTCCCGTACACCTTCACCATCGGGTTACCGTGTTTGGTGCCCGAATGCCAGGCGCTTTTCACTTGTTTTTTAGGTATGTCAGATACCTCTTCGCCGAATAGGTTAGTCATCGTCTTCGACAGTTTTCGTTTTAGTATAATCGGTATAGCCTAATTCCTTCAGGGCTTGAATCCGTAGTTTTCGCTCGGCCCAACTCAGCATCATCGGAAACTTGCTGATCAAATCCTGATAGTAGATCTGCAGAAACCCGCGCGAATAGTTGCGGTGCAGGAACTGCATTCGGTCCAGCACATCGTGCGAAAGGGACTGTTTCTTAGGCTTCGTTTTGGTGGCCATGATCAGTCATAGTGCGGTATGAGTGAAAATTTCCCCGACTCAATGCGGCCGGGGAAATCCGGATTCAACGGTAAACTAGTTTGGATTAATCGTTCAGCATAAGCGGCATGATCAGGCTGGTAACCGTCACGTCGTCGTTGGTTTGTTCCTGAATGAAGGCCGCTTTGTAAGGGGATCTAAACGCGAAACTGATCAGGGCACCATCGACGTGCTGGACTAGTTCCAGCAGCAGTTGACCGTTAAACCCAATCGCCATTTTGTCGTCTTGATAGCTGGCCAGCAGGGTTTCTTTCGCCCGGCGCTTCATATCGTCGTTATCGGCCGAGAGCGTGAGTTTATTCAGCGCTAAATCCAGTCGTATTTGGGCCGTGTTCTTGGTGGCGAACAGCAACAGGGTTTTCAGCCGGCCAATGAAATCCGCTTTGCCGATTTCCAGTTCGTAGGGATTCTGAACAAAGAGTCCGTTCACATCCGGGTACTTGCCTTCCGCCTGACGGGTGAGCAGTTCATAGGGGCCAATCTCGAACAGGATGGTTTTAGGCGAAACGATGATCAGCACATCGCCGGCTGCTTCTTTCAGCAGTTTGTTCAGCAGCAAATCAGCCGCTTTGCGGGGTAGCAGCGCTTTGAAGGGGTGCAGGCCGTTATTCGGCCGTTCGACCCGAATAAGCCGGTTGCCATCACTGCCGAAAAAGTGAAGTAGGCTGGGGCCGGACTCAATGGCGACGCAACCCATCGCTGGTTTCGAATCATCGGTCGAGGTGGCAAACGCGGTGTGGTATAAGGCGTGCTGCAACTGCTCGACCGGCAGTGAGACGTCAAACCCACCGTCGTCGGTATTCGTCGGCCAATCGATGGCTTCCGTCAAGGGAAGCTCGTAATTACCCGTATCGGTACGGATCAGGAGCTGGCTATCTTCCAGATTGAACAGCAGGGTAATCGGTTGTTCGGGCAGAGAGGCCAGGCAGTCGGTCAGCAATTTGGCCGGTACGCAGCAGATCAGCTCGTCATTACTGGATTCGACCGGAATGCGGGTCGTTAAAAAATCGATGTTGTCGGAGGCCGTCACGATGAGCGTGTTGCCTTCGGTTTCCATCCGGAAATGGTCCAGGATCGGTAAAACGGGATTACTTGGAACGGTACTTTTGAGCGTACCGAGGAATCTCGACATGACGCCGGAACTGACAATGACTTTGGTGGTTGCTAATTCGGAAACCATGAGTGTTTTACGTTTAAGGATGAGATAAATAGGAATGAATACACTGGCGAAATTCTTCGTAGGTTCTCGGCATGGCGACCTCGAAATCGACGCTTCGCAGGTAAGCGTGAACGATGATTTGATTGTCGGATGGATCGCCGTTAACGGTCTTCATTTCGATAAAAAGGCCGTGTTTTCCGTTATGGGGGTAGGCCAGAAACAGATCGGGCCAACCGGCAATCATGCCCTCGGCCAGTAGCCGACCGCGCTCGGCTTTGGTCCGTTTTCCGGCGTTGGGTGTGGCCTGGAGCATCAGCTGCGGGTAGGCCAGTCGAAACCAGCGCACACAACGAGCCTGTAAGCCGTGCTCCTGCTGATCGACGTATTTGGCCCGAAACTGGTCGGCCGACATTTCGTTATTTTTTGCCACTTTTCTTTAAAAGTTTAGGGTTTTTGGCGGTGCGTTTTTCCCATTCGGCTGTGGCCAGTTCATAGACATCGAGCACGTTGCGCCGGCGCGCTTCGAGCTGGAGATTCGAGACTGTTTCGTCGTCCATCTTGGGCAGGTCCGCTTTCAGGTTTTCAATCCAGGCGTGATGGCTGAAGGGTTGCGTCGGTGGCAGGTTGATTGTCTGCGGGGACGACATAACCTGCATTGGTTCTTGGGGTGGGGCTGGTTTCTCAGCAATGGGCCCCGCTTTTTCTTTCAGAAAATTTTCCAGGCAGATCTGCCAGGCCTGGGAGCGAACACGCTTCACATAATCGCCTTCCCGGTTCATGACAGCAGCCAGGCGTTTGCCGATCACGTCGCCTAAAATTTGGGAGTCTTTGAAGCGTTTGGCCAGTTCCTTTTGCTCGGCCAGTTGCACCGGCACATCTTTCTGAGCCTGTTTAAGTGCGGCATGCCATTGGTCCTCAGTAGGCCGCAAGTGGCCTTTATCATAGAGCCATTTGAACAGCGCGTTCCCCCAATCGATGTACTCGTATCCAGCCTTTACCCGGTTGATGGCCGCCCGAACGCATTTGCCCATGTAGCGATCAATCTCGACTTCGGTCGGTTCCGGTGGTTCGGGTAGATAAAGGCCTTGACTCAGGACTTTGGAAACTTCGGTATCGTTGTCAACTAACCGACGGTAGGCCGCCAGCACTTCGCCAACGGTTTTTGGGTCGAGCATCCGGAAGGCCTCCAGAATCTTACCGTCAGCTTTGGTCAGTTCCTCCATCGACAGGTAATTGTAGGCCAGTCGAACCTCTTCGCAGGTTAGCCCCCGTGGGCCGTATTGCCTCCGTAACCAGTCGTTCAGGTCAACCAGGTCAGCGTAGAAGAACTGCTCATCGATTTCGTTTTTGAACTGGATCTTCAGCAGGTTAACTACCTCCGTCCACATCGATGACAATTGTTCGTCCGTCGCTTCCTTCACCTGGGTTCCGAGCAGACGCGCTTTCACGACGAAGTTTGTCTGCAGTGATAACGGGAGTTCGTCGAGTCGGGCGGCTATTAGTGGTTTGTTCTCCTCCCGTTTGGCGGGAACGAACGCCATTGACGGGGTTTGTTTGAGCAACTGCTGATTCATCGCGCTTCTGGTCTTTCAGGTAATTCAGGTGCCATTTGGCTAATCGGGTGGAGGTGTCCCATTTGCGCTGGGTGCGCCAGTCTTCTTTGCCGTTGTTGGATTCCTTCTCGTCATTCTGGACAATGCCCGTCCAGTGTTCGAGAAATTTGATGATCATTTCGACCGGCAGATTCTCTTCGGGATGGCCGCGAACATGCTCTCGAACGAGCTCCTGTAATTCACCATCGCCGAACTTGCGTTTGAGTGGTTTCGGCGGTGGCAACTCGGGGGAAAGGGGGGCCGCGGAACTTGGGGTTTGGGGGTCTTTTTTTTCGGCGTCTACAGGTAAAAGATTGTTATCGGTCACACGCGCGTTTTCGTGATCGTCATCATCAATTTCTTTTTTGCTTTCCTCTATGCTTTCTATTATGCTTTCAATCCTTATATATGGCTCTTTAAGATGTTTAAAGAGGCTCTTTAAGGATGTTAAAAAGGCTCTTGAAGAATGTTTAAGAGGCTCTTTAAGAAAGTTAAAGAGGGTATTTAAGGAAGTTAAAGAAGGCTCTTTAACAATCTTAAAGAGGGTATCACCCGACCGATACAGGTGAATTTCGCGCTTATTACCCCGTTCCGTTCCCGGATCAATGCAGATGTAGCCCTTATCATCGAGCGACTTCAGATTCAGACTGATACTGGTTTCGGAAATCGCTAATTGCTCGGCAAAGTGTCTGTTTCTGGCCGTACAAGGTTCATTCAACGCCAACGGAATGACCGCACAGAGTACGACCTTTTCCGTCGGCGTTAGCTCCTTAATGGCCAGTACTGATGCGGCCATCCAAATGCCAGTGAACTCACTCATAAAAAACTAGTGATTACCGCCCCGTAATTGAGCGTAGAGAGATAGGCCGTAGGCAATGCCCAGCAGCAATAGACCGCCTAAACCAGCAATAAATGCCCATTTGATGGGTGAATAGGTTGAGTTCGGAACGGCCTTAACTGGCCTCAATTGTCGACGACGACGCCAACGGTAATACCAGCGTGGGTAATCGAATGGAAACCGACCGCCGTACATGGACTGTAACGCGCGAAAAGAACTAGGACCAAAGATTAATAGGGTAAGTCCGATCCCGATGCCACCGCCGTACAGCAGGGTTTTTCCGATAAACTGAGCGGCTTCGGTTAGCATGGCGCTACCTCCTCTTTGCTCATCAGAGCGTCAATAATCCCATCCGTGCGATTCCAGAAACCTTCGTGTTTGACGTAAGACGGTGCCTCTTCGATTAACTGCTGATAGGCATCAAGGCCAATTTCCTCGGCAATGTGTGTTTCGTTGGCCGTTGCAACCCGGTTAACCAGCTGAATGAGCCGTAGTTGTTCCTGGTAAATATCCAGATGGTAAAATGCCTGTGGACAGGTCTGGGCCTGGCATTTTTGGTTAAGTAGATCACTTAAAAAATCGACAGAAAGACCGCTTTTCTGGTAAAAACCTTCATGGAACAACGCCGAGACAAGGGAGTGCTGAACCAGCGTGAAATGGGTTTCGTAGCCCAGCGTGAGCATGACAGCCTGGTTCGATAGACTGACTGCGTTAAAGGCGTCGATGTAAATGCGGCTAATGGCGTCGATTTTGATCTGATCGACATCCATAATATCGATGGCCACTGAAAATTCAGACGTCCAGCTGTAGGTCAGCAGACGCGCTAGTCTTTTTAAACCGTCATCGTTCAACTTAACCGGTTTGATTAATTCAGTACGCAT